GCACAGGCCGAAGCGCGAAGACAACAAGTAGCGTCTAGTGCCGTCCCTCAGCCTGATCTAAGCACTCAGGCTTCCCAGTCCGGGGCTTCTATTCCTTTTATGGTAACTCGCTCTATGCGAGCACGTTTACGCGAGCGCGGGTATTCAGAATCAGACATTAATAGAATGTCTCCGCGGCAAGCCAACAATATGCTTGCTTCTCCTGCTATACCCGATGCAAATTTCACACCCCAAGGGGCGGCAGGTGTCGCCGTAACGGGGTTTACCACGGCTAAAGGTAGCACTTACACCGTGGAAGGTGACACCACTACTCGGTTCAAAAAAGCAACGGGTAAGCAATACGGTGCGTCCGGTCAAACCATCTATGTTAATCCTCAAACAGCGATGGATGTTCAAAGCGCAATGCAGGCCACGTCGTTTGAAACAGGAACACCAAACGGCGCAATTCTGCGTAATGAAAAGGACGGACAGCTCTACGCCGTTGATAGAGCGAAAGATGGAACTATCGTTGGAACGCCTACGCTTTTGAAGTACGAAACTACTCCGCAAGTTGGATTGCATCCTATTGAAATCGGTGGCAAGGTTGGCATTCACGTTGGGCATCCAATAACCGAAGTTCGTCAAGCGTCCGGGGCCGTTTCAGAAGTGGCTCCCATGCCTGAAAGAACTATTGAGCAACGGTTTCCCAAAGGCAGTCAGGTTGAATACGCCAAACCGGGTGAAACATCGCGGAGGGGAGGTGAAGTTGCAGGACAGGGTGAAGTGGTTGGTTATCGTCGCGATCCGACAACGGGCGATATCTTTGTCGAGGTAAAAACACCCTCTGGCCGGTCGGAGTTTGTGGGTGATGTGAATAACGTCCGCATGGCTCAACCTGATATACCCGATGCCACTAATCTGCCTACGGTTCCGCCGGTCGGGGCCGTTTCAGAAGTGGCTCCCATGCCTGAACCAATAGAAGCGTTTCATGGCACACGGAAAGGTTTTGATAGTTTTGCAATCCCTGAAGGTGATACGAAATCGCCACGTGGCTTGGGCGCATGGTTCAGCGCTAAATCGGATAGCCCAGCATACGAAGAAGGCAACGCAGAATATACAGCCGAAGTTTTTGCAGGCGAGAAATCGTCTGGTCAATTTCCCGAAGGTGCGAACGTTCGCAAAGTACGACTTTCTATTAAGAATCCAAAAGAGTTTGAAGATTACGATGATCTTCGAGAGGCGATGGTTGGTAAGACCGCGAAACAGTATCGTGCTGAACTGCAAGCAGAGGGGCATGATGGAATTGTTATTCGTGGCAGCACCACCGATGGAGGTCAATATCGGGACGATTGGATCGCTTTCGATTCCAATCAGGCCCAACCATTCTCTGCAGCCCAACTCGCCCCACCTGTACCTGAAGGGAAACCAAGTGAGGGCGTGGAGCCGCCTGAGCAAGCTAAATCCGCTCAAGGAGCAAGTGAACCTCCTAATCCTTTTAATACTATTCCCGAAGGCCAGAAAGCCCGCTCCCTGCCCAAAACCTTCGCCGCTGCCGAAATGGAAACGGGCGAGAACTTTCACTACGCGCCCGAATCAATCAAAGACGGTGTAACACTCGGTAAACAGTTAGTCGCCGACAAAGGCGTCGATGGGGCCATTGAGTTTGTCAAAACTGGAGATGGAATCGAATGGGCATCGACTGGGTATGAGGTTCTGAGCAAACTAAGGGACGAAGAAGCCAGCTTGAGAGCAGATAATTCAGAAGCTGCAGACCTTGTTGCTCAAAAACGGCTGGAATTTCTTAATGACTTTACCGAAGGCGCAACCAAGCGAGGGCAATCAAGTGCAGGTATTCGGGCAATCGAAGAGTTCGCGCCGGATCGTGCCGTATACGTCTTTAATCGAACTGCAATGAAGCGTCGCGGTCGCGGACTCTCGCAGGATGAAGAGGCGAGAGTAGCAGCACGCGGACAAGAGACGGTTGATCGCCTGGATCGTGATAAAGCGCTCAGTGACGCCTTGGCTGAAATTGCGCGACTCAAGGCACGGAAAGCTAAGTCTTCTTCGGGAATCGCGAAACCCCGCGCGCCAAAGACGGATTACCAATCAAAGTTGAATGAACAGTCAGCGGCGATACTCGAAGCGCTGAAGCCGAAGATCGGCCAATTCGAGTTTGGAAGTCTGACACCCGAAGCATCCCGATTCTCCGGACAGGCCGGGAAGATTGGCGCGGATATTGGGAAGTTACCAGGGGACGCGGAAGCGCTTGCGCAGTATGCCGCTGGACAGTTAGGCGCGCTTAATACCGTTGCCGAACTGAACGCGCACATGATTAAGGAGTTTGGTGCAGAGATAGAGCCACACCTGTCAGCAATTCGCCAACGAGCCTTCCAGGTTCGCGCAGACGCTCGCGTTGCCGAAATAGAAACCAGAGATACTTTGCCCGAGCGTCGGCGCACGATCTTACAAGAAATCCAGACAGAGATTAGAGACGCGGGAGCCGAAAAGAAGGCGTGGGAGCGGTACGTTGAATTGGGTAAACGCACCGAGGTGATAAGGACGCGTCAAGTCGAACGCGCGCAACGGCAGGCAGAAACGTCAGTGCAAAAGCAGGAGCGTCTGTCAAGGGAAAAGGCTGATCGTTCCGTTGCTCGTCAAGTAGAACAGGAAGAAGCCCGCAGAAAACAATTAGAAGATAGAACCGCGCAAGCGCTTCGTTCGCAGGAAGGCCAGCGTTTTGATCGCGAACAACGGAAGAAGGCTCGCGAATCCGCAAAGGACGCTTGGCGCGGGGAAGCCGCAGCCAAGAATCGCCTAGCTGCTGACGCGCGGCAGCGTCTAAAAGATGCGCGACGTGAATATCAGGAAGCGTCCGAGGCTGAAACCAAGGGCTATCGGGCTAGCATTGCCGCTCAGAAAGAAGCCAAGCGCACTGCCGCGCTTTGGGATACCCCGATACGCACCGCAGCAACGGAAGCTCGTACACGACTCGTAGCAGCCACGAACGCTAAAGATCCTGAGGTGATGGGCGACCTGATTAGCGTCGCAGCGGAGAAGCTGCTGCCAGAGAAGCCCGGTGGCGCGCCGCGCGCGGGGCCAATTCCGCCGGCGAAGTTCTATGTCGAGATGAAAGACGAGTTTCCAAGTCTTGTCTCGAATAAGAACAAGGGCAAGATTTATAAGCAGGCGAGACTTCGAATTCAGGATATGACTAAAGCGGCCAGAGAAGCCGCCGCGATGCGTAACGCCGGAGCTGAAGCTCAAAGATTCTGGGATAAAGAAGGCGTGGATATTGATGCTCAGGGGGTGTTGATTCAGAAAGCAGAAAACCAGCGGCTATTGAATGAAGTTCGTAGACAACAAACCGCAGAACTGACACGCGTGAGTCGTGGGCCGATTCGTCGCGTCGCGTCGGAAATTGAGAATATCCCGCGTGCCTTACAGACCACCCTAAACATGCACCAAGGCCGGCAGGGTTTATTCTACATTATGACGCATCCCCTGAAAGTCACAGCACGTGCGGGTATCCCCGGCACGTTCAAGGGCTACGGAGCGTTACGACGCGCGACCTATCGCGAACGAGTGTCGGAACTAATGCAGCATCCGAGTGCACAGAGATTTAAGCGTTTGGGTGGAAATATTTCAGAGCTTCCCGGCACGACCGAGGATGCGCGGGTCGCGGTTGAGGAAGACGAATTACAAAGCACGGTTGCGATGAATCTGCCTTGGGTGCGATTAAGTAATCAAGGGTTCGCATTGGGGATGAACTCGGAACGTATCGAGGGTGCGCACATTCTTTATGGTATCGGGGATGCCCTTGGCCTTACTGAAAGAGCCGATCCAAAGTTTTATCGGCAAGCAACCGAGTTTGTCAATACGGTTACGGGCCGTACCACGATGGGCAAGAAGATGAATGCCTTGGCATCGCTTAGTAATCATCTGTTTTATGCAACGCGCCTTAACATGTCGCGCGTAAGAACGATCAACGATCTTTTCAACCCCCTCAAATATTTGCCCGCAGATTGGAACCCTGCAGACCGGAGTAGCGGCGGACGCTCAGATGGTACAGGATGGAATGATAGCTATCACGAGAAGCTGCGCTGGCCAATAATGAAAGAAGCTATCAAGGTTACGATGGTCATTTCCGCACTAGCGGCAGCGGCAAAGATTCTTCTTCATAAAGAACTCGATAACCCTGAAGACCCGGATGAGTTTAAGTTGGTGTTCGGACATACCCACTATGATATATCTGGCGGTATCGGCACGGACATTCGGTTTGCCTATCACATGATCAAGACGGCAGCACTGGAGGCGACTGGTCATAAGGTTTCGGAGAATCAGCAATTACTATTGTCGGCAGATCGATTCCTGCGGCAGAAGTACGGGCCGTGGCCCTCTGCTATACGAGATTGGTTTGAGGGCAAAAACGCCGTAGGAGAGCCAGCCAATTTCAAGGTGGATGTTCATCACAAAATGGACACCGCAGAGCAGAACATCATCGTACGAATGCTATTTCCGATTGTGGCGCACGATTTCATCAAAGGATTCTCTGATGATGGTTGGACGGGCGGAGCCAAAGAGCTTCCAGTGCTCGCAGGTTTTGGAGCGCAGACTTATGTACCAAAACATCAGAAGCCTGAAGCCCTAATACCGAAAGAGCCGACTATCCCGGCGGCCGTAAAGGACAAGGTGGACAAAGAATTCAAACGTCTCGACATCAAAACTGGCACAGTCCAAGGCTCCGTTGATCTACTCACCGAGTTAGAACAGAAGGATGCCGTCAGAAAGATCATGGAAAGTGACAAGGTTGATCGTAAGGCCGCAACTGAACTACTGAGAGAGAAAAATCTCCTGCCTCAAGATGAACTGGACAGGTTCAATCAATCGTATCAAGAGAACCTTTACCGCTTAGCAAACCAACTGATTACCAACGACCAGTTCTATTCTCGATTGAAAGACTTTGAGAAAGAAGATAGGCTTGACCGGGTGAAAAAGATTGCCCGTACAATCGCCCGACGTGAAATCAAAACGGAGTTGAGAACAAAATGAAAAAGAATAGTCGTGCCGAACGAACCGTAACGAATATCCTTAATGGTGAGGTTTTTGAGCATGCCGGAGTCCACGCAGGGTACTCCAAGGGTTACATGCGTGGGCCTATTTATGGTAATCCCACGGCCCAATGGATCAAGGATGAAGTAGCGCGGCGGCAGTCAATCGCAATGGAGCGGGCTGGGATGCACACCGACGTTATCGTAGGCAGCTTGGCTGAAATTGCCACGGCGTCACTAGGAGATGTGTTGGATGAACACGGCGATTTTAGTATGGCTAAGGCGCGGAAAAATGGCGTGGATCATCTGATTAAGCGGCTGGAAAAAACTGTTCGGTTTACTAAGAGCGGGGAGAAGATTGAAACATATAAGTTTGAGATGTATTCGCGCCTTGAGGCGCTAAATCAGTTACGCGACAACTACGGGATGAAGCAAGAGCCTCGTGCGAACGCATACGAAGAGACGCGAATCATGGAAGTCGAGAAATCTATTCGAGCAATCATGGCGAGAGAGCAAACCACGATGCCGGAGGCAGCGAGGATGCTTTTGGCGGAACTGGGTAATGGTGCTCCCGATCTGATTCCCGTTGTAAATAAGTTTCTAAATTAAGTGCAAAACACCTCCGTTATAGCCGAATCTTTGCGCTTGCGAACGATGTTTTCCTTGCACGCTAAGCCCACAGCACTGCCGTTGGCGATTCGTTCAGCGACCCTGCAAACTTCACTGGACACATGCGTAGAAGCCCGCAATCTCATCGCGGAAGAACAATCAAAGCTATTACCTTTAATCAGTGCAGCTCCGAACGATATAGAACGCCTTGCCCGTGAATATCAATACGATTTAATTGAGCTGCAACTAACCCGCGCGGCTGATATTGCAGAGGAGAGGCTCCGCTACATGGATTCGTTACTCGACTTCGAGGCAGAGCAAACAAAGTGTAAAGCTGATATCTTCCATTGGTTTCGATATTACGCTTGGGGTTACGATCCGCGCCCTGATTCGTCCCTAGCGGTGATGCCGTTAGAGCCCTTTGATTTTCAGAAAAACTATTTAACCTGGCTTGATGACTTAGTTTTTACCCGAAGATCGTCAGGGGTGGCTAAGAAACCTAGAGATGTAGGGTGGACGGTTCTCGCTTTGGGTTGGTGCGTGTATCACTGGCTTTATACTCCTTACTTTGCCCCGATGCTTGCTTCAGCCACTGAAGACCTAGTTGACTCTAAACAAGATTCTGACACTCTCTTTGAAAAAGTCCGCTTCATTCTTCGATTATTACCAGAGTGGATGCTTCCCAAAGGATTTAACTTAGTCCGCGACTTGTTTTACATGAGTGTTACGAACCCTGAGAATGGTTCTCAGATCATCGGTGTTGCTCCCACGACGAAAGTTGGCAGGCAGCGCCGGCGCACAGTAGTGATCTGTGATGAGTTTCAGGCATGGCCGCAAGGAGGCTTTCCTCAACACCAGGCTTTGTCTCAAACGGCAAAGTCTTTGATAGCTATCGGCACGCCAGAGGGCCGGTTTAATAAATATTCCGATCTTGTTCATGACAACGTTACGCCAACATTTGAAATTGATTGGCGTGAGCATCCTTGGAAAGATGAGCGATGGTACAACTCTCTTCCGTTTGGAATCCTCTGCCCGGCAATGACCCCGGAAGATATCGCGCAAGAGATTGACCAAAGCTTTGATGCGTCTCAGCCGGGCCGAGTGATTAAGAACTGTCAAGAGGAATACTGTTTTATTACATGGAGTGAACTGGTCGCAGGTTTTGAGGCTTACAATCTAGGGCATCATTTCAGATCGGCGGATGGCCGCTATAAGATTCCCGATGAGTGGAACTGGGGCCGCGTGGCGGATTACGGTGAGAGTGCTCGTGCCGAAAACGATACCCATATTTGGGCTTATTGTATCTTAGGGCGACCACAGCAAGCATTTCCATTCACTGATTCAATCTTTTTCTTTGGCGCATTGCCAATAATGCCTATCGGGGCTACCGAGCTAGAGGGGTTTGCGTTTTACAGCCAACTCGAACGGGAATTGGGGGTTCGCGGAGATCGTGCATTCCGTCGCTTGCCCACTTTGAACGATATGTCTCATGAGGCGACCGATCCTAAAGAAGTGCTAAGAGACAAGTGCGGTGATAACTGGAATATTCCAGATTTGGATTTTGATAAAGGCCGTCGCAAACTTATCTTTCACTTCGCCATCGTGGATCAGCATCTTCAGAATCCTTTCCGCCCACAACTGATGGGCCGCAGCCGGATTTACTTCGTTGCGCCGAACTCAGAATATTTCATGGCGCATAATGAACGGACGGATTCCTATTTTGTTACGCCATCGCAAACCCAGCGCGGATTCAAGCGATTACGAGCCGAGATTCCTGCATGGCACTATCCGCCAGAAGAGAGAGGCAAACCAGTTCCAAAGATGCGTCCCAAGGCGATCTTTGATGATGTGATTACTACTGTCCGGTACGCATTAGCGCGATGGGGCGTAACCGCCGCTCCGTTGAATGAAGCACAGAAGGTAGAAAAAGCATTGCCAGTGCCGTTAAAGAGCATTACAATCGCGGCTGAGATCGATCCAATGAAGAAGGCTAAACTTCTAACCGCGCAGCAAATCAAGATCAAGGGCATTCAGAAGCAAATGAACAAACCCAAGACCCGCAACGTGATGAGTCGTTATCGACAGTTTAGACAAGGAAACTAAGTTGCCAACTGCAAATCAAGTACATTGTCACGATAACGGGGTCTGTCACCGACACCCCAATGATGGCAAGGACTATGGTTGAGGATTGAAACATGAATCCCGTGAGGATAAGCAAATGCCAAGTGTAAGCCGCTCGCAAAGAATCGCTACCGCCATAGCCGAACATCATCCCGAAGACCTCTACGCGCGAAATAAAGGATTGCTCGGTATGTCTAATTCTCAATTACACGATTTTGCTTCTACTTCTGAAAAGGGATTGCCGTACAAGAAGAAAAAGAAGAAACCGCAACCTCAGATGTCCGATGGCGCGATGTCGAACATACTTGATGGGCGGATGAGGAAGATTAAAGCGTGATCTGGCAACCCTTAATCATCACCCTCTGCATGTTCGCCGTCTACGAACTTGCACTATGGCGAGAACGCAAGAATTGGAAAATAGTCGAGCGCAGTCTCTTAATCTATATTGAAAGTCTCAAGGCGGACAAAAAGGAAGCATGGGACAGACTGTATCAGTCCAAAGGGTACGCGCCAACCGGAATTGACGTTACTGAGCAGTACGTCGAGAAGCAAGCAGAGAAAGCTGACCATGCCGATGATGTGAGGAAGAACGGTAAACCACCAATAGGCCCACTGGAAAAGTGGCAAGACAAGATGAAGAGAAAAGATCGCATTGATGCTAGTAAAGGCGTTGACCTGACGAGCACCAAGACCCATTAATAATGGAACTAAATATGAGTCCAAGTTACCCGCCGGATTATTTCCCCTATCGATGTTTGCGAAACCTTGAAAATGGCTCCGATCTCCGCTTGCGTCAGTTTATGACCACTATACAATCGGCGAATCTCTTGTACGTTACTTTCAGTAAGCTTGGCTCCGGCACGAGCAGAGCCTTTAGCCATCTTATCAGGATGCTCTTTGAACCATCGCCCAATGTTGTAGCGACGATGGCGATAATCAGGATCGGTATAAAGAGCGTGGCGTTTCTTCGCGACCATGTCTGTCATGTTGTCTGCGTGACTACCAGCGAACAGGTGATCAGGGTTACAACAAGGCGGATTATCGCATCTGTGGCACGCGTTAGCGGGAGCCCACACACCTGTAGCGAGATAGAGCGCAAGGCGATGCGCCTTGACCAGTCGGGTTTTGCTGACTTGGAATTTCGGGTAGTTCTTCTTTGGATCTGTTTTAGGGTTAAGTTTTCGCCAGAAATATACCCATTCCCAGCAATCACCATTCGGGCCTTGGCCCAGCGACCTGTTTATGTGGCTCTGAAAACGAACGATGTCTTGTTTTGTGAGAACGGGCGGTATAGGATCTGGATTAGGCATGTCGTGAAAGAGTTCCTTTCCGATGTGATTAGGCTCGAACGAACGTTTACGCGTCTGTTCGAGCCGTCTTGTATTATAGCATAGTAGCATAGCTATGAATTCACCCAAACCGGCACTTGAGTTTGAGCAGTGGCTCCTAAAACTGGCCCGTGACTACGCCGCGATCTCTAAACGTGGCGAGGACTTGAGAACGCAAACTAGCATATCCTTGCATCGTAGGTTTCGGGGGATCTCACTTGCCGATCAAGTAGGTTTCTTTGTTCCGCAAGGTACCGGTGCCTGGCGTGGAGACAATCCTGACGATGAAGTGCCGCCACTTAAATTCATTAATATCGTCAAGCCCACGGTCAAAAATAACATGTCGGCTTTATCCTCTGCACGGGTGGCGGTAAAGAACGAAGCGGCAAATAAACAGCCCACACTCCGAGGTGCTGCAAATGTCTGTGATGGATTAGTCAGATACTTTGACGAAGACGAGTCTCATTGGTCAGGGACGTTACAGTCTCGCATCTTCCAGATGGGCCAAACGGGTTACGGTTATTTTGTTCAATCTCGCCATAACCCTGACAAACCATCCGATCAGGTTCACACTCACGAATGGAGTGAGGCACAGGAACCGATGCCGGGTGAGTACGCCTGTCAATGTGGGGCGGGTGGGCCATTCGATCACAAAATGAATGAAGGCGATGAACCGCCGGAGCAAATACCTTGTCCGAAATGTGGTAAGCCAGCGGAGATCATCAAACCCACTGAACTAGCTACGATCCCTCGCCCCGGCCAAGCCGAATCATTTAATCCCGGTGATAGCGAGACGAATGTATCGTCCTGTTTTGAGCACCGAATTGATGAACGGAAGAGCCAGGCTGGCAACCTTCGCGCGGCGCAGTGGTTTGAGCATCATTATCTAATTACCGAAGAAGAAAAAGATCGAGACTTTCCGGGGATCGAATTCGGAGCAGCCGGAGAGTGGTGTTATGCGCTGAAATGGAAGTGGGCACTGGAAAGTGGTGAAGATTGCTTTGCTCGTGGCTATCAGATTTCGGAAGATTGGCGTACTCGCTACGAGCGTCGGGATATTTACGTTTTACCCGACGAGTACAGCACTCGCGTTGAACCACAAGATTATGAAATGAAGGACGCGGATGGGAAGGTGGTTTTCTCGATCAAGCGGGGCGAGAAGATGGCCGATAAGTGTCCGCAGGGGTTTTGTTTCACGGTCATCGGAGAAAAGATTGCCCCTTATCATCGCAAGGTGGATTTTAGAGATGAATGGTCGTATGGATGTTACATGCCCGATGCTCATTCATTCTGGGGCCAGCCATTAGTTGAGTTGCTTCAAATTCAAGACGATTGGACAACGCTCTACACGGTACAAATCCAGCATCTTGAGCGCAATTCGATTAACCAGATTACCTACAACAATCAGATGTACGATGCAAACGCTTGGGAGCAAGATTTAGTCCCGACGGCTGAAGGCGTTACGCAGGAACAAGACATTGGTTGGTATTTCAAAGAGGTTCAAGCGTTACCGCTTACCGGCGTCACCCAAGGCTTAGAATTTCTATTCAAACTACTTCCCTACACCGGCGGTGCTCCCCCTGAATCTATTGGTACACGACCACCGGGCTCCGATCCCTACCACGCCCAACTTCTAAGGAAGCAGCAAGCGTTAGGCCAGCTTCAGCCGCCCGCGGAATCGGGAGCTAACTGTAAAGTCTCATACATGCGGAATCATTTTAAGATCGCTCAGAAGACATGGCCCGAAGAAAGGTTTGAATATCTCCGTACTCGTTATGGAGAAGAGTGGAAGGATGATGATATTGACGCATTTCTTGAGTGCAATATTGACCGTGATGTAATAACCAGCTTTGAAGAAGGGTCTGAGGTTCCCACCGATCTAATTGAACGACGGATCGAGATGGAAAACGTGATTAATAAATACTTTGAGGCGAAAATGCCTCCTCCTCCTGAAGTCATGCGACAGTATTTTGAGGTCATGGGAATTGATTACGACATGGGCGGAATTGAGTCAGACGAAAGACTGGCGGATGCTCGCTATGAAAAGATTCGTACAGGTCTAAAGATATTTACTAAACAAGGTGTGTCGAATCAGCCTACTATTTCCGTTGACCCTGAAACTCAACAACCCGTACCGGGGCCGTCCATGTTAATCCAAAGAGTCATGTCGCATCCGGGGTTAGAAGTGAAGGACGGAGAAAGCCATCAAGTTCATATTGATTATTACGTTGCTAAAGAAAAGGCTTTGATGGCCGACGAAATGCCGAACATGGACTTGATCCAGTGTCTTGATATTGAGATAGATCGCCATAAGAAGGCTTTGGTATCCTCTGAACAGGAAAAGAGCGCCATGACTGTGGCCGCGCAAGCTCCAGCATTAGCAGCGCAGCAGGCGGCCCAGACTACACAGAGCGGTCAATCGCAGGCCGATCCTCAAGCCGAAGCCGCACAGGCTCAGCAACAACAGCAAACGGAGGCCGAGAATCAGTCTCGCCAAGCCGCTGACGAGCATGGACGGGCTCTTCAGTTAGAAGCATTGAAACAGGCTCATGAGCATTCCAAGATCGACAAAGAGCATAACCACAAATCCTCGCTTGAGGCGATGAAGCTTGCTTCTCAGGAGCGGCTTGCGATTCATGCTGCCGCTCAACAAGCACTTGCCGCCAAGGATGCCGCAAAGCAAAAACCGACACAATCCAAAGCCGCGTAGTTTCAATCTGACATTTTCTCTTGACGTATAGGATACACATACTTATAGTATGTCCCGATGAGTCAAGAACTCGAAAGCTCGGCACCTGCATCTGTGTCGAGCGATACAGCACCCGCCGCAGTAAGTGACACAGCCGCCGCCGCTTCGCCGTCTACGGACGCCGCAGAGACGCTGCCTGATCGATCTACTGAGGCCGCTGCTTCTGGTGATGCAAACGCAGATATTCGTCGTTTGGATCAAGAGCTTGATGATAACATTCTGAAAGCTCATGAACCCGACGAACCGCCTGAACCTGTAAAACCTGAACCCGTAAAACCTACAGACGACGCACTTGTTGAGGTCGAAGAGGAGACTGAAGAGGCCGATCTGCTGGCCGAACAAAGCGCGCCGCGTACTCTTGAAGATTTCAGCAAATTGTATCCCCGTGTTCCGGCTCCAGCTCGAGAGGAACTTGCTCGAATTGAAGCGGAAGCGTGGAAACAGAAGGCTGAGATTGAATCAATTGGTGGAACGGTTGGAGTCGAGATTGCCAAAACGATGATACCGGCACTCTTGAATGCTAACCCTGGCGAGAAGGAAGCAAACGACACTTTTCAAACCTTGACGGACACAAATCCGGTCTTGGCTCTGGGAATGTCGCGCAGCTTACTTTTCCACGCCATCGAGGAAGAGGCAATTGATCCGGCAACGGGACTACCTACAAACATTGCAACTGGAAATGCTTTAATTCAGTCACGATGGGAAGGGTATGACGTTGAAAAGCTCGACAAGCTTGTGAAGTACGATCAGGCCGGGCTGTTGGATCATGAAGAACTCGAAAAAGAGTCGCAACTGTATATGAATGCCAATCCTCAAGTCTTGAAAGAATTAGAAGAGACGAAGGGGCGGCTGGCTGCTATCGAGGAACGGGACAAGGCTACTCAGGCTGAGGCGCAAACGAACGCTCGCGCAGAAGAACAAAAGCACCTTGACCGCGCTACTGATCACGTATCAAAGCAAGTCATGTCCGCTGTTATTCCTATCGCTGAGCATTATGGTTGGACTGCAACTACGGAAGAATTAAACTCGAAAGACCCTGCAGTAAAACAACTGGCAGAGTCTAAGATCGCAATGGGGAAAATGCTGACCGCTTACATGAATTCTGAGATGAAGAAACTGCCCGAATGGTCGGCGGTCGAACATCTTGGCAAGACTAAGCAGGCGTTTACCGAAGACGGCCAACTTCGCCACATCTTCACCGATAACAGCGGGAGACTTGTTACCAAGCTTCTCGCTGACTTCAAAGGGATGGTGCGAATTTTGAATCCGACCTTTGCGAAATCGTTCGGTTCTACCCGTGCAGCCAAACTAAAAGAAACCACCAGAAGCGGCCACGCCGAAACTCAGATTCCTGCTGTCAAGAAAACTGAAGAGAACGGAAAGAAGGGCGACTTCAATGCCGCTATTGCCGATCTCGACAGTGAATACGACAAATCGATGACGCAGGCGCGAGCCTAAGCCCAAGGCCGATAGGAGACACCTATCATGCCGTTAGATGCTGCCAATCAGGTAGTCAAAGCCCAACGTGTGTATACCGAAGGGATTTATGACGCCTACGCAAAGAAACCCGACTTCCTCAAGTTCTTCGAGACAAAGACTGAGGATGTTCCTGTCAATTATCTTGGCCGTCAAGTAACCGTCGAAACTGGCCCTAACCCATCATTCGCAATGGGTAATCCTGATGGTGGCGACTTCGCCACTCCGGGCAACCCGACTCTCGATAACCTGACCCTTACTTATCAATGGGCCAACGGAGGTTTCGAGCAGACGCTTGCCGCGATGATGAACAACAACAAGGAGACCGTTGACGATCCGTTCAAGCGGGCCGTGAAGTCTTCTGCTAAGCAGTTTTCTCAGTGGTTGAATTACTACGTCTCGGCAGGAAACGGTATTAGCGGCTTGGCTACTGCCAGTGCGAGCTACTCCGGTGGTTCACCGACTGTATTTGTTGCTAACGGAGCAACGGACAGTTTTGGGGCCACGCGCGTTGTGCCTTTGCAGTATGGATTCATCTACGATCCGACCGGCACGACCCAAAGGGTAGGCACCGTCGGTACGGGTGTCTTGAGAATTGCCAGCAAGACCAAAACCACCATCACGTTCACGACTAACTTGCCTTCCGATTACGTCACAGGCGACATCTTCGTTCCTGAAGGTGGCAATCAGGTAGGTTTCAAAGGTCTACCTTACCTGACTCGTAATTCAGGTAGCTTGTTCAACAAGTCCCTGACTTCAGTGCCGTCGCTTCAGTCGCAGGTGATTACGGTTTCGGGCGCGCTGACGGCGGCGTCCATCCTTCAACTGTACGCACAGATGGCACAGGTCACGAACGCGGATGACTCAGGGGCGACAGATTGGATCACAATCTGCTTCGCAATGGCCCAGTGGTATAACTACGTTTCACTGACTACTGTGTCTCCAACGTTCATGCACACTTCGGCGGGGCGGCCCGGCGCTGATGTTGGCGCGCAGAGTCTTCAGTCAACGTGGTTCGGCGCGCCAATGCGCCGGTTCCTGCAACTGCGAGGGGATGAGCTGTACATGCTCTCGTTGACCAACCCTGAAGATGGCGGGAAGGCGTTCGCATCCGCTGTACTCAAGAAGGTGGGCCAGATACTTCCGGGAATGCCTGCGAGTGATTGGGTGCAAGCGATCAACGGCACGACTTCGAGTTACCGCACGGCGAGGCAGCAATTTCTTGATTTTGCTGGTGACTTCTATTGCCGCACACCCTTTTCTCAGGGGGTGTTGCGGGCGCTTTCGATGCCGACGGCGATGCAGAAGAGCTAACAATCGGCCTTGTCTCCTACGAGACTTGGTTGCCATAGGGTTGGGGCGGTGAGTCCCCCCTCGCTGCCCTGACCGCAACTTTTATGGATAACTTCACTCAACCAAAGTACGTCAAGGCCAGATCGCCCGCGCCTAGTAAGCCTGACTTCTTTGATCGGTCTTTGACGTTAATGGTAGGGACGAATCTCTACGCCGATCCGTTATTGCAAGTCGGATGGAGCCATGACTTACGGATGTTCCGTAATGGTAATCCAGAGGCGATCAAATACCCAGGATGGGCATGTTGGGTGCTAGAGAAATATGTTCCGCCCTCGTTCTTTGAACCCAAATTGGAGTGGGAGAACCGCCGCTATCGCAGAGTCAATGGGAAAAAGATTGACATGCTTGGCGAGTTTCCAAACGGACGTACCTCGGCAAACTACATCATGGCGACCCCTTTAGCGAATCCTGACGGTACGGCGGTAACACTTGGAAGCGATGTGTTGCTATGGATTGACATACACAAGGATCAGCTTCTCCATCGCGTTCCGAGCGCCTATGAAAGCCTCGCAGCCTACAGCGATCTTCAAGATGCAATGCTGAAAGAAGAAGAGAAGATGTGGGCCGAAATGGACGAGGAGACGGCTGATTGGGATGACTACATTTCAACCCATGAAGATCAAATTAATCGCAATCCCGAATTCACATTTCCAACGGGAATTGTAAAACCACATTCGTCGCTTTGGACGCCCGATGGGGAGCGGCCAATCTAAGGAAGGGACAAACACATGCAGGAAATTTACGAAGGTTCATTAGCGCAAAGTGTCGCAGCATCGGGAGTGACGGGCATCGATCCAAGGCGCAGACGGTTTGGTTATTCGCCTGGTATTTTCCAGATGCAACTCGATCCAATTCAATCAGGTCAACAACAAGCCGTAATGCCTGCTGGCGTGCCAATTCCATTTCGTACCGTTGTCGGTAAAATGGAGGAGAATTTCGATATCGCCGTTTCAGTTGATGAATACCAGAAGCAAGTGTACCGAGACGCGCTGGCGACGTTCTTCATTGCTAACGTCAAGACTAGCTATGAGGAGTTTGGGTTTCGAGAACTAAGCTCTCTGACGATGTTGGATGATCCTGAGCGCGAGCCGTCAAAGGAAAAGAGAGATGGAACGGTCGTGCCAGGTAATATCATTCCTGCAAGTTACGCCAAAAGTGCGCAGAGGTATTTCAACGCCTTGCATCCGTCGTTTGCGGAGGTCAGCTATGAATGTTCTCAAGGACTCGATCAGTGCTGCACTTGTCGAGCGTGGTTACTTGGAATCGAATTCAATGCGAGCGGCGAGACTTCAGAAGTTGAAATGTCGGAAGTAATGCAAGCACGCATTGCTAAGCTTCCTGATCAGAAGATCGCTGAACGGTTAAGACAGCAACTTATTGAATCCAACATTGCTTATCACCAATTCTGCATGTGGAAGTGGGCGTTGGTTACAGGTGAGTTGGAAAAGAAGCACACCACGGGTGAAGCAGGGATTTCTCACTTGTCGGTTGCGGAACATCACGTGCGCCGACACATTCATGCAGTTGCACCGTCTGAGCAGGCTGCGTTGGCCGCGTCGAACTTTGGCGCTGAAGTGGCCGAAGCTAATAGTAAGGGTATGAGCGAACTGGCCCAAGCGTTTCGTGAAAGCAAGCCCGGTGCAAATGACGACGTACTGAAAGCTGTTGTAGAAACCCAGCGCCAGCAAGCTGAAATTCTCAGTAAAATTGCCGATGCGGTCTTAAAAGATAAGACCACCGATTAACTTAGACTTGTGCCTGAAAAGAGAGGAGAGCACAAAATGAAATTCACTTGTAAAGATGGAAGTCTTCGTCTGTGGTTTGGCAACTATCCGGTTGTCGTTCCACAAGGTACGGAGGTTGAATTTGAAACGGTTACGTCTGTTGATGCGTTAGCCGAGGTGTTGGCTACCAACGTCGCGGCCTACGCAACACATCGAGACTCGTTAGCCCATGAGGAAGATGGGACTGACGATGGTAAGCCTATCAAGGTTCACGTTTCTTACGGTGCTGGCGGGGCGCGGGTTGAGCAAAAACCGGAACACGTGGCCGAACTAGCCGAGACTCAGGCCGCGAACGTGGCAGAGGCGGATGCTCAGGCTGAAACAGAGGAGAAGGCTCAAGCAAAGGCCGAAGAAGACGCTAAGGCACGGCTTGCTGCGAATGAACAAGGTGCCGATGCGGCGCAAGCAACACAACCATCTACTGTCATTGAAAGCAAGGAGGCGTAACCGATGTCACAAGCGATTACACTCCAAGCTGCTTTCGTTATTACAGACAAAAACGGAAACCGATGGTCAGTGCCCAGCGGAACGGTATTGACCGATCCTGACGCTATCGCAACCGGCACGTTCAATCTTGCGCTTGATGCCGTTGCGGATCACATGGCCGTAATGTCACGGGCTGCACTTCTGGCAAGTATCAACCAATTCAATCGGGAAGTTGTGATTGGCGGGATTGCCTACCAGATTACTTACGGCCCGGATGGGCAGGCCACTTACACAGCCCAGGGAGCGCCGCCGGTACTTCTCTCCGCGACTATTGAAAATGCCGCACCGACTATTTTAGTGATGACGTTTGACCAAGACGTTGTCAGTCCAAGCACCGACTACAAGACGGGATTCTCATGCAAGGTGGCTACGGTAGCGAGAACAATCAGTTCTTCGGCAAGGCAGTCTAACCATGCGATTATCTGGCACACGCTGGCAAGTGCTGTGACGGCAGGACAAGCAGTAACCGCTTCTTATAACATTGCCACTGGGGATTTGGAAGATACCGCAGGAGCCGAACTTCAGTCATTTACCGACACGTCGGCAACAAACAACACCGTCTAGAGGGGTAATGCAAATTGCCCTGTACTACACTGGCTCAATTAACCACAGAGACCTTGGCTGGGATCGGCTTCCCGGCCAAGGAGCTCTGTGAAGTCGAAGATGCGGCGCGGGCCGTCACTCACTCACTTGCACTTGCCAAGCAAGTCACAACTTTTTCCTCTCAAAACTTAGACTTCCGTAAGTATGAATGGAGTCCGTCAAGTAGAGATGAATCTCTCTTAAGCGCTCCTGATATCTCCGTTCCTGCGTGGGTGGAGAGGCAAGTTAGTACGGATGATTTCTGGAAGTTTGTGCCGACGTGTAATCTTGCGACACTGGAAGAGGCGAGAACGAGGGGAGAGTTTCGATGTGCGTTCTACGTTGAGAACGGACAACTGCGAATTCGGTTCTCTTATGACCCTCAAGATTTGGCGTATCCAAGCCATAGACTTTTTTATGATCCGAACCCGTGGCTAGCTGAAACATTGAACGACACCGCGCTAGATTCTCAGGCCACAGGCCTACCTGCCAATTTCTTTCCGATGATTTCCGGCATGGCTGAATTAGAGTTAATTCCAACCATGCGAATCAGAGCGGCAATGAACACCGAGAATCCGGCAAGTCAGCAATTAATCGCCGCATGGACGGCGCGGGAGTCCTACTTACAAGGAAAGGTGGCCGCGTGGCGAGATCGGTTCCAGCACTATGCTTATGGTTCGCGGGGAGCACGGAGAGGGCGGCGGAGACGTAACGTGTTAAGCAGAGGAGGAGCTAGCTGGTAGATGGGCGTTGTATTAATTGCCAATGTAAAAGCGCGAGTGATTAGTGCTTTGTTTGCTAATCGCTTAGCTCCGTTTTCAGGGACAATCCCGACGCCGGCCACGAACTCTCGCTATCAGGATGTCAATGAATTCAACGTGGCGATCCTTGAAGTGGACGCAATGATCGTTAATGCGCGAATTAGTAATCCGGGTGATGAGTTCCGTCCGACTTTTATTACCGCTACAGGAAACCTCGCCAACGGAGATTTCATTCCGGGCCATATCGGGGCGAACGGCAGCCTTGATATTGACAGCGGATCGGGATTCAAACCCGCACGTTACACGAAGTCACGAGCTGAGTTGATTGCAATACGGGCGCATCCCGCGCTTTACCCTGACGCTAAAGAATGGGGATTTATAGAAGACGGACAGGTCTACCATAATGGCAATGCTGGACGCATCTGGCGCTCGACGTTCACCAAGACTTCTGCTTGCCAAGCGCCGGACGTGGACGAATTGGCCGAAGTAATGGGAACACTAGGTTCAATCCCGAAGGACGGCGCGACTCAACCTGAGATTTACAGCACGGGAGCATCGTACTTTGCGGCTTATTTGCAATTTCTTCGGGGCGAGCAGGTGGTATTGCCCGTCGTGGAATCCGTTGAAAGGAGCCTCGCTGCGTGAGTTCACTTTCAGTCTCAGACGTGTGCGAGATGGTACGCCGTCGCTTTGGCTTACCGGAAGGCGAGGCTTTGCGCTTTCAGCCATTGGTCAATCCCGGCCTACGTCGGCTAGCTTACGATGTTGCAAAAGACCCGAACTTGCGTAGCTGGCTCCTAACCGATCCGGCCACGACAACTGCCGTACTCGATGCGAACGGAGTGGCCGATCTCGCTCCGTTGATCACTTCGCCACGAATACTCTTAGAAGCCCTCAAGTATGGCGATATCTACCCTCCTGTTGATCCTAATTACCCTACGCAACCATTTCGGTTGATGGAAAACACTGGACAGGGATTATTGTCCGGCGCTTACGACGCACTAATTCTTAAAGCATGGGTGAATGGCACGAAACTGCAAACGAAGTCGGCGGATAATAATGCTACGCCGGTGGTAGGGACGATTTCATTCCAGACCCCTTACTGGCCGACACTTTTGCAAACGCCGGAACCCTTAATTGAAAAGCTTGTAGATGGCCCTTATTGGATGGAGCCGATGATTGAGAGAGAAAATGCAGCCTAGTGACACCGAGCGTTGGGAGTTACCCGAACGCCTGCGGATTACTGATCCTGATGTTTTAGCGCAGAGTGAGCAGATGCGCGCCGATCTATCCAAACGCGTACAATCGCCGTTTGCCCATCTAAGTCAAGATGAAACTGAGCGTCATAATGCAGGGATAATGGCTACGCATTTAGAAGGCGAGCGCCAGCACCTACAGGAGCAAATCAACGAAGTGTTCAACGGGCAATTGCCTGGTGAACTTTATGAATTCACTGCAGCGCATCATGCGACCAGTTCACGACTTGCAGAAACTTACGCCACTCTCGGACGATACGATCTTGCCGCCGAAACAACACCCGATGAAGCACGGCGCGCAGAATACATTGAGATTCTTGAAGCGATTAATCGGCCTGATGATGAATGGAATTGTCAGTGCGCTCCGGGGAAGGATTTTATCAAACGGGACATCGTTACGCCTGACGGGCAACGTAAAGTATTACGATCTTGTTCTGGCTGTGGTGAGTTGAATATTGTACCCATACCAAAACACTTGGCCCAGCAACGCGCTCACAGAACAAACGCAAGACAGATGACAATCGGGATGAGCAAAGAAGACGCTACGGCACATTTGCGATCCATCGGCCACACGACTCAACGGTTACTTAAACGATAAATGCAACGTATTCCCATCTCTGATCATAACTTCAATGGGGCATTTCATGTTCCCACGAACATTTACAATGCCCCAGCGGGAACGCACGCCGATGGTAGTCGGAACCAAATTTACGATGGGCTGGGTTTTACCCCGTGGCTAGGACTGACTTCGTTAGGGGCAAATACCGGCGCTCGTTTGATGCGGCAAGTTGGCGGATCATGGGGTGGGTTAAAAGATTACGTTGTAGGAATGACTACGATTCAGGGTAAGGGTAGTTTCTTTGAAGACGTGGGGCGCTCACGTTGGTTCATAGGTTCCGGTCAAGCCTCATACGAGGGCACGAACATGACCGGAATTACCGCCTCAACCTTGCTTCAGGTCGCAATAGCAGTCAATGGGGTCTACGATGCGGCGCATACGTTTACCGCAGGCTTGCCCCAACCCTCAGCCCCAGACATAGGAATACCAGCGAGCATTGGCCTTGGATACACCGGAGAGATTAACGGGCCAGTCTCAGTCCAAATTGGCAGAGAACGCCTGTCTACGGGCGCACGGTCGCGCGCATCGACTACCTCAGCAGTTATCAGTCCTGCAAATCAGACTATTCGTATCACTTTCCCTTTGGCTTCAACGGGTCAGGATAACTGGCGCGTCTTTGCGACTCAATCGGGGTTTGGGGGGGTAGGGTTGTCCTATGCTCTTGCCTATCTTGGTTCACTCGATATCCCTGAATCGGTAGTTGCGGCGGGAACTGTGGACGGAATCGCTCGGACATTGGAATTCGACTATAAGGACGGCGATCTTATCCCTGAGTTAGCCTACATTGACGACTACGTTCCACCAGCAGGAACTCACGCCGTTCGACTCCAAAACGTAATGTGCGTTTTAGGATGTTACGGTGACTCAACCGCAGCAGTATCAAGTACAAATCCCGGCACAGTTGGGGCGATTTCACTGCCAAACTTCTACGAGTCATATAAACCTCGACATCTTAATTTCTTCCCTGAGCAGATTATTGATGTGATGGCCCGGCCTACTGATGAATATGCTTATGTTGGGCATCAGGACTGTGTGACGGCCATGCAGTACGTTGGGGTGAGAGATGGCCCAGCAACGGCCGTGACGATGGTTTGGCCGGACGTGGGAATCAAGCATCCGTGTAATTGGACTCAGGTTCATGGGCTTCTGTATGTGATGTCCGCGACAGGCGGGCCGGTGAGGATGAGACCGGACGGATCGGTGGATTATGATTTTGCGATCCCGGTTAGCAAGTTCATGTCTAACTGGACACAGGACGACACCGCTGTAGGTTGGCAACCAAACAGTTTGAGCGTTGTTTATTTCAACAAGACTCTTGGTATTGGTCTTTCATTCTCACTTGCAGGCGAAGGTTGGTCAGACCCATGTTACTTTGGCGATATCTCCGTTTCAGGTGGAGTGCTGTCCTGCACAAACACGGTAGGGCGACTAATCGTTACCATAGACAATGGAAGTACCCACGTTGCTTATGCGTGGAATGAAGGGGCTACGTCAATGCCGGTCTCCACCTTTACCAACTGGAAGCGAACAACGCGGGCTGCGACATTAAACGAACTTGACGTAGGGTTTGAGACGGATAGTATTGCCAACCCTCTAATTCTTTCACTTCATCGCAATACACGGAAGAAATATGTGCGGGACGCGACGACAACCAACGCCTCTAACGTTATCGGATCAGCGACCGCAAAGTTTGACACAAATCATACCGGAGATATGGCACTCATCTTTGGGGCAGGAATTGGCGGGGCGGCAAATTACCTGATTGGTCGAATAACTTATGTTTCAGCCACTTCATTTACATTGTCCGATCCGGTTACGGGTACGGCCTTAAACGCTCAAGCATCGCGATCTGGATGTTTCATGGTGTTGGCTTCTCAAATCTTTACCTACACAACCACTCGAACAGGTGAGCAGGAAACCGGGCCACTAACCGAGCCTCAAGTTGATGAGGCAATTTCTCATTGCTTAGGATTTCATTTACTGACCAATGCGACGATGGGACAGATATTCGCCGCGAACGCTTTAGGGACTATGGCGCAAACAGCAACGGCGCTAACGACGTAATGGACGATCAAGAGCGATTAAGAGCAGACGTTAGGCGGCTTCAGCTTGAGCTGAACGATCTTGGTGGAAGACTGTCTACCGATCAAGCTCCTACTATTAGCTCGCCATTAACAAGTTTTCATCCTATTCCTGTGGTTGCGGCACCATCGGCTGTGAATCAAGTTCGCAATGGCGAGGCGAGCCACTCAAATAATACATGGTACGAAACCGTTGCCGCGCCCACAGCAGATAAGGGAAAAGAGTGTGCCATATGGTTTTCCAATGACGCACCAGTAGCGGGACAGGTCTTAGACTTCACGACCGGGATTACAAACTCAACCAATAAAACCCTCAAGGCGTTTATAAACGACGGCGGGGTTCACTCTACTTATAGTGCGAGTTATTGTGATTGGGATCGCAGTAAGGGAGTCATTAGGCTTACCGGAACAAAGTCACTTGATCAACCTCTAGGCAACAATCGAATCGTATCTCCTAACCGAGCAGTGCAATACATAGGGATGCTCATTGCGCTACGAAATACAACAATCATTATTCCCTCCGATCTTCATATTTACGCTGGCATCTGGGACAACACGAACTCTGCTCCTCGGCCTGATTGGATTAGAGGGACGGCATTCGCTCTTACGGGATCAGTACGGGGAACTCCCGCGACTACTACTGAACGTCGATATAAAGTATTAGCCTTTACGGATCGAGGGTTTACTTATCTCTCAACAGAAGTGACTTTAGTTAGCGCTCCTTCAGATGCTGGATTCTCTACGTCTGACGTTGAGTTGACGTGGAAAGTCGTACCGGGGATTCTCAGGTATTCGGTCTATCGCCATGACATCACGGCAGCAAAGTATCGGCTTTTGCGAACAGATGTTATTGGCGGGACGTATGTTGATAACGGAGCCTTGGTTGATGACGATGTGGGTAGCTATCCGTCGGCCACCGATACGTTACTAAAATCCTATACCGCAACCCGAACTGCCGCACCTCCGCTCTCAGGCGATCTTGATAATCTTCCCGTGGACGGCCAACCATGGGCGGCGTTATTTCTCAATCCCGCCACTCCTTCGGATTATGATCAAAGCACAACCACAGCCGAACAAGTATTACGGATCGGTATGACTAAAGCTTTGGATCGAAAGATGGTTGATGCGACCTCCACGGCAGGGAGTAAGACAGTAGGATCGGTTTCCGGGGCGTTTACCGCATCAGACACAGGACGCACGGCAACCTTGTACGCTGCTGATGGCACGACTATATTACATGGCCCGGAAGCTCTCACTTTCAACGACGCAACCCATATCGATTTTGCTACTAACGTAGCGACTAATCAGTCCAATGTGGTTCTTTATATTGCCGAAGGGGGCGATCATGGACTACTTGTTGACGCAATCCACATGTCCTATGTATCCGGGGCCGCGTTTGCTCCAAGCTCCGAAGACGACCGACTAACAAAAGGGGGGCAGAATCCGGTCTCTGCCCCAAGCAGTTCTAGTCAGGGCGGGGCTGGCGGAGGCGGGGGAAGTGAAGGCGGAGGCGGAGGCATTGTACGTGATGACGGCCCTAGAAGGATTCTCACTGCATAGACTGAGTTCGGTGTTATAGTGAGGCAAGCATGAGTCATAAACAGAAAATCGACCCCGCGCAGCAACAGCTTCAATCACTGCAAGCTGTTCGCGCGCCATCGGTAGGTGAGGCAGCGTTGACCAGTGATGCTACCAGTCTGATGGATGCTATCCACTCCGGGGATTATACGACCAGACCTAAAAACGTCTTTTTCAATTTCAGCGACCCGGCCCAACGAAATGAACAGCGCCGTATGCAACTTAATGCGGGCGCTCAAGGCGTTTCGGCTCTCGGCGCTCCTGACGTAAATCTTCTGGCAATGAATAATCAGAATCTCAATGATGAATGGGCCAGAGACACAGCTGGACAATATGAACAAGATTGGTCTAATGCGGGAGTAAGAGCGGCGGGAGAATTGGGAGACGTTGCAGGGTTGTCAAATGCTCGTAATCTTGGCGCGTTAAGTTCTACCACGTCGATGTATAACAATCGACCGGCCCCCTGGTGGAAAACAATTTTAGATGCTAGTGCTCGCGGAGCAAGCACGGCGGCCATGGCAGCATAGGAGGGAACCATGAAACGACTACTTCCTTTTATTTTTTCAATTGCGGCATTTGCAATGGCGATCTCGGTTTTCGCCGCAGAGTACACCGTCAATGTATCGGTTACAGGAGGAAGCCCGCAAAGGCTTTCTACTCTACTAAACAATGCGGGATATTCAGGCACGATGACACTAGATAGTTTAACTACGTGCAACCCCGACACAAACACCGTGGACTTATATCGAGGCCAAGCAAATGTGAATTCCACTAATTCTCTCGTATTACATCCCGGTGATTGCTTTACCGATCCGCCGGGTGCTTATGCGGTTGATGCAAGTCAAATCTACCTACGAACATCTTCTACTCAGCCTGCTACGGTAATTCTGAGGTCGAGATAATGATCCGAAAACTTATCTTGTCTGCTCTTCTGGTTCTCGTTTGCGCGGTCGGGGCGTTCGCTACAAATATTACCGTGGGGGGCTACCAGATTAACAGCTGGCAACGTCCGGGCACGACTGCGCAGATAAGGATCTGGTACAGCCAGAACTTTGTCGATTCGCTGGGTCAACCGGTTTTAGGTGGGGCGGTTTTATCCTCAAGTGTTTACAAGATCGTGAACTGCACGGTCAGCGGAAACACAGTTACGGTGCCATCGTTTGTGTTGGTGAGCACTAATGATAGCTCGGTGCCCAATGCTCGCGCGACGGGCTTGATCTTTGATTCATCCGGGGCACGAATTGCCTACCTGTTTACTAATTGGATTATCCCTTATCAACTCGGAGCGAATCCAACTTTCGCACAGCTTAATACCTATAACGCGGCGAGTCCGATTCAGCCTGCACCTGCTTACCCCACGACGGATCAAGTTTTAGTTTTGATTAATGCGGCAGTAGGAACATTGAGCGATGCTTCAATTACCGTAAAAGGCCGCACAAAACTCTCCGTTGCTCCCGTCTCGCCAAGCAATCCAATAGCAGTAGGAGACAACGATTCCCGTGTCACCGCAGACCAAGCAGCAAACGTAGCGTCAATCCGAAAGATAGGTACAGGGCCATTAGACGCAGCGGCGGGTAACGATTCGCGGATTGGAAAGATCGGCGGTGTTTCTGTTTCTGGCACTCCTTCAGTTGGTCAGGCACCAATCGCAACCGGCAGCACGACGGCAACATGGCAAACAGTCGGAGGTGGCGGCATACCATGTCCGGCGGGCTCTGTTGACATTACGGCCCCTCCCTACAACGCCGATAACACCGGAGTCACGGACGCCAGTTCTCCATTTCAGGACGCCCTAAACGCAGGTGTGAAGAACGTCTGTTTTCCAGCGCGCACTCAAGGAACCGAAGGAGTCTATCTTTTTGATCCGGCGGCGCGAGGGCATGGCGGCGCGTTTGATATGACGACGGCCCAAGGCGATGACGTGAATATTTTTGCCTCCGGGCCGGTGCGTCTAAAACTTCCTGCGAATGTTACGTTAGCTAACAACATCAATTTCATTGCACTAGTAAATGGAAAGAGCCAATCCGTTCACGGATTTAACTTCGATGGCAACACGAGCGTTTCAGGAGGAGCGTTCAGCGTCAGCGGAGTGGCGATAGGTACGAAGTCGTACAACAGCAGAGTCTACGACAATAGGTTCTTCCACTTCATTGGCCTCAACACCGCTGGGTCTGGGTTGGTCACAACCTACAATGGCGGCGATTCAGCAACCAACATTAGTACCACGCTAGGTACCATTGTCACCGCTGGGAGTCGAACAGTAACTCCCGCCTCTATGGACGGAATCTATATCGGAAGGCAACTAACAATAGATGGCGGCACCGGAAGCTCGGAACTGATCTTTGTTACCGACATAACGCGTGCAACCTTCACCGCACCATTCGCCAATTCACACCCCGGTACGGCCACGGTGACGGCTCGCGCAGCTTACTGGCAGGAAGCGACCATTGAAAATAACTATTTCTATGACAACTACGGAGCCACGGCTTTAGTTATCAACTCCAGAGGAAACCGCATTCTTAATAACACTGTCGTTAAGATTGGGCTGAACGGCAATCAACATGGAATTTACGTTCAAGGCGGCGACAACCTGATTCAAGGAAACTGGCTTGAAGGTGTTTACGGATATACGTTTCACCAGTACTCAACCGGGGATGGGGCTACCGACATGAGCGGTAACAAGTACATCGGGAACTGGTCAATCGATCCTACGTCTCAGCACATGATCGTTGAGACGGCCCAAACTAACGCCGGAGGCAACCCTTTATTTCCAGTAAATTCCTCTTTGGATCGTTACGTCACGGTGACAGGTAATCATTTTATTAAGCGCAGTGGAAATTTTTCCACCACGGGAACCGCCGGAGTCGAACTCCGCGTTCCAGCAATTGTCACGGACAATGTGTTTTTTGACACGACTACCAACAACGCGGGTACTGGAAGCCCTGCCTACGAATACCTCACCGTCTTTTCATACTCCACCGTCACTGGGAATATCTTTGGGAGCGTCGCGGATCTAACCAACAACATCGCAGCCGAGATTATAAATGGCCGCGACCCTGCTGGAGGAACGTGCGAAAAAGCCTGCAACGTCACCGTCACCGGAAATACCTTCAACCATCTGAATGCCAGTGTACTTATCTTCTTAGGGTTGAACGCTTCTATAACAAACAACACCGTCAACGATATTCCCAACGACCCAGCATCGTTGCCAACCTTTGCATTTGGAGCCAACTCCGTAGTTACTGGAAATGTCGGTAGGAATATGGGCAAGCGGTTTTTCGTGGCCGCCAACAATTACAATATTGCCGGGACGTACATTTTTGCCAATCCTACAGACGGCCCGGATGGAATAAACAATCTGCTAACAAATTCTATAAACTTTACGACAGCCGGAACGGGGACAATTGTAAAATCTCCCGACGGACTGACGTGTAAGAAGATTGGAATTGATAATGCTGGCGCTTTGCTGTTAAGCGCAGCAATCTGTCCATAGGGAGAGTGAGGTAATAGGGAGAAATTAAAATGAAACGTAGACTTATATTCGTAACGGTGTTGATGGTGCTAGCGGGCTTGCTTATAGGAGCCAAACGAGATTGCATTACCGTGCTGAGCAATCAAGAAGTGGTCGGCAACTGTATCGTCTCGACTTACCAAACTTGCTGTCCTGATACGAAGTGTTTTCAATGGACACAGACTGATTGCTACTGAGGGGCGAATCAATGAAACAAATATTCTTATCCCTCCTTTTCCTCTTTGCCTTTACTGTCTGCGTACAGGGACAGGCTGGTGGAAGCGCACTATCCAGAAAAGATGTAGTGTCCAACTCCGCCGATCCGTCTACGTGTATAATTGGCAAGCTTTACATCAACACTACTAGTCCCGGTAAGGTTTGGGCAAGGATCGCAGGTGGCTGTGTCAGGATAGATGGTATTGGAGATTCATATGCCCCAGCTACCGCGACCTACATTGTTCAGACTCCTGATGCCACATTAACCGCAGAGCAAGCCCTGAGCGTCTTAGCCTCTGGTCTGCTCAAGAACCATACAGGAGACGGCGTACTGAGCATTGCAACGTCGGGAACGGATTATGTAGCACCAGGCGCAGTCCCGATTAGCGCTTCTCTCTTCTGCTCTGACGCTGGCTCAACCGATGCCTATGCTTGTAGTCTCTCTCCGACCCCAACTCTCGTTACGGGCACTCACTATCGGTTCAAAGCGAACACTGCGAATACCGGGGCCGCAACGATCAACTTCAACTCTCTTGGTGCGGTGACAATTAAAAAGGTCGCGGGAGGGATAACTACCGATCTAGCAGATAATGATATTCGATCTGGACAATGGGTAGATCTGATCTATGACGGCGCGAATATGCAGATGCAGAGTACGTTGGGAAATGCAGCGGGTGGAGGCGGCTTGCCGACTGGCCTTTCTTATGTCTCGCCGGACTTCAAAGCCGGAACCAATGTCACGAATCAAGCGGTACTGTCGGCGGGATCAGGCCCGGGAGATCCAATAATACTAGGAGCCGCGGGAAGTGCAGATGTTGCCATCTCCTTCGCTTCAAGGGGCGACCCCTCTTATGCTTATCAGTTTAACCCTGGCACTAGTCCAGCAAACTTGAGATTTGATCCTTTTATGCTGGGCACCCGAAACGTAGGCGTTGGAAACGTACCGGGACTTACGATGGGGCGTACTCAAGGCATTGGATGGAGCAGTGGTTCATCATGGACCTCTTCTGCATCGGAAACGGTAATATCCAGTCTGGCAACTAATACGCTCGGGATCGGTAATGCCATAGGAGATTTCAGCGGTACAGTTAAGACCACGACCGGTATATTTGTCGGCCCTGTTACCGTAGGAAATGGTACGCCAATTCTCAAGCATCTCTCCGCAACCGCGACGTTGGATTTTGGGAGTCTCGTAGCTATTGGCTGTGAGGATTTAACTGTAACCGTGACTGGTGCGACCGATGGTGATACCGTAGCGTTAGGCGTGCCAAACGGATCGGTCGTGGCTAACGGAACTTATACAGCTTGGATTTCAGCAGCGGACACGGCGACGGTACGATTTTGCACCCTAGCCACTGGCAACCCCGCAAGCGGAACTTTTCGAGTAGACGTTTGGAAACATTGAGACAGTGGGATGACCTCCAAACACTAAGCCACAAAACACGGGAGAACGATCATGGCAATTGAATTCAGTCAGGACTTAGACAATTTGACCTACAGAGCCATCATCACGGATGAGCACGGTAACGAGACAACGGAGGGCGTGGAGATTCCATACTGGCAATCTTCCAACCCTAACTTGATGTCAGTCATTTCCAACGGGCTTGAGGTCACATTAGGACACGCGGTACGTACAGGCACCGGCACTTGCCAGCTTTCATTCCACTGCCAACTGAACGGAACTGTCGTTAACCATACCGCAGACGTGAATGTGACGGCGGGTAGTGGAATTAGTGTTGAGTTTCAGCCGGTTTAGGTACTCAGCATTGACAACCAACCCCGATGGGGAGTAGGCTCTCTGGCGTGAGATGGCTCGGCTAACCACGGGTTTCATCTCCGTGAAAACTGAGACTTCTTACGCAAGAGGGTGGCGGATCGGCGGTTAGGCTGATTCGGCGCTCTCTTTGCTTTAGGGAGAGACATTAAATGCAGAAAGCTTACACCAATTATGAATGCGCAAGTGGAAACGCGGGCCTCGGTCATAGCGGTTGTTACACGGGAGCGCATCCCGGTGAGGATATGACTTGCATCTGCGGACAGCCGCTGATTGAAGAAGTAAAGGACGGCAATCGCTACAAAGTCACGTTTGAAACCATCAGTCCACATGTTGCTGCCGAGATGGAAACGCGACACGGGCGCGGTGTGTGGCCTACCTTGAGTGATGACGAATGGAATGCACTTGAATGGCATCCAGTAACTAGCGATCAAGGAAGCGTTAACGTGCTCCGCGATCAATACCATAGACTATTTCAGCATTCGCAAGACCACGAGCAGCCGATCCGCAACGCGAAGATGTTTCAATCTTCGGCTGGTGACTGGCAACCGTTACCCGCTCCGCAGGAAGGGAGCGCACAATGAAATCTCTACTACTCATTCTCGCTCTCGCCCTCACCACAACCGCCCAAACCTTCCCCCGCTGGCCTGATAATCAAACAGTGAAAGTGTTCCCAATGTCATTTAACATGCTTCCACGAATCTCGATTTACGATATGATGAACATTAGTACGGCTAGTCTTAAACTTTTGGGCAATGATGGTTGGGCGGACGCCTTTAGCCGAAAGGGCACGGATAGCTCTTACTTCATTCTCGGTCAGCTTAGACATAGTAACAGCCTCACCTCGCAGGCTCACTTTGCGGCCTTTGGCGATCATGTCATCCATATTGTCTTGCTGAGTGCCCAGAAATAAATGTTCAGGATTCACGCAGGCCATTACGTCACAGCGATGCAATACCAGCAACCCTTCAGGGATTTGACCGCAGTACAATTGCCACGCAGCGCGATGTGCGCTCATGGGTTGGCCGTCGTTGTTATAAATCTGCTTATAGCGATGTCTAATCTTTTGATTTCCAAATATTTGGCAACCACGAGAATCAGGCTGTCCAGTGTTTTCCGTAAAGCGGACAGCGAGAGGGCGCCTTTGGCCGTCAAATCCACATTGCCGGGAACAGTACTTTGCCTTTCCCCGGTTAACCTCGCCCGTTCTGGCCATAAAAGGCTTGCTGCACTGTCCGCAAATGCGTGGTATGCTCCGTTTGATCATGAATTGAATCTCCTTAACTCGGTCTTCAGTTTGTGGTCGAGAGCTTCGTTGCTGCCAAAACAGCTTCGAGGCTCGCTTATTTTATCACAGTTAATTTTCGGGTTGGTTATATTGTTGACGGGTAGCCAGCCTCTAATATCCGCACAAACTTTTCCTCATTGGCCATTAAATACAGAGGTGAAAATATATTTTCTTACTAACGCCTTCACCGACAAGGAGCAATCGAGAATCAACGCAGCCGTGGGGTCATGGCGACCTTTTCTACCCGCTGGTATTACGCTGACAATCGCTGGTGAGACTTCTCAAACCCAAGAGCGCCAGGGATGCGTCACCCTTAATCGTGAAGCGGTCGCAAAGGCGCGATGGGCTGAATGCGAGTCGCACACGAATGACAATGGACTGACCAAGTATGCGATTATCCGCATCGATCCCCGTGCGGGATCGGGAGATAAGTTTCAGCGTCGGGTTGAGCATGAAATTGGACATGCCCTTGGTTTGGATCACCGGCTTGATTCCATTATGACTGAGCGGCCACATGGGAAGCCGGGGGAAGGGGATGCGGCGATACTGAGGATGATTTACGCGCCGAACGCGGTAACGAATCAAACGAGGGAGAAGAAAGATGAGCATGGGACAAGAAAGGAATCACAAGTTAAACGTGCTGGCCTTTTGGGTCTGGTCGATAGCAATGATCTTACTCGGAGTGCTGATTCATCGGTTGATGTAAGTGCAACTGGAAAACTTGAAGCGATGATTTATATGTCGAAAGGAGAATCGAATGGACTGGGCGATATTTCTAATGCTGCCATTGATCGGATTAATAGTGGGCCTGATCGAAGATCGAAACAGCCGTTGGTAGGTATGAAAGGAGAATCTAATGTTAGTAAAGCTACTCGTACTGATGATCGGGATTTGGTTTTGTCTAGTTTGCACAAAGGACTTGAGTCGCCGCTGGTGGATATCAGCACAATCGAAAAGATTGAAACCGCCAACACCGAAGCCCTGAAAACACATCAATGGACACTCACCGTCTCAATCCAAACACTTGATGAGGATGGCAAGCCAAACGGTGACTACAGCCGCATCTCTCGCGTCGTACTTGACGATCAGGGCCATCGCTTTGAAACGGTACTGAGCAAACATTCGCATCTCAAGGGAATGCGGATAACCAAGGCCGATGAATTTGACTTCTTGGGGCCACAGATGGGCCTGATTGATTTCACAAACTCCCAATTCACTCAGGGCAGCAACGGCGCGATCCACGTTGAACCTATCTCACTTGATAAGCGGGGATTCTCAGGGGATATCTGGGTAGGTGAAAAAGGGATCGAGAAGTTCATCGGTACGACACTACCAGAAGGCTCCGAACGCTTTCCGATGTTCACTGCTACGCGGAAGGAAGTTGAAGGACATTTATTTCCATCGGAAATGTCGAGTGAAGGTGTGTTACAGTTCAAGAGTGGGGCCGTGCGGTATCAGTGGAAGGTGACTGTATCAGAGTATCAGAAGTTTGGGAGTCAGGTGACGGTGAGGGAGGTTGAGCAATGAAAGACAGTGGCTACACTGGGGGATGTGCTCCCCTCAACGCACTATTGCTTGTGATATTTCTGCTAGTGATACTTGGCGCGTATTTCTTTTTTAAGTCGTTTTGAGCAGGGAGGTTGAGCGGTGAAAGTTTTCTTAGGTGGAACATGCAATGGTTCGGCATGGCGCGACGAGTTAATTCCGATGTTGACTTTTGACTACTTTAACCCAGTAGTTGAGGACTGGACTCCTGAATGCCAAGCGCAAGAAATCCACGAGCGGGAGACGGCAGATTTCGTTCTCTATGCTATCACTCCAAAGATGACAGGCGTATATGCGATTGCCGAAGCTGTTGATGATAGCAATAAACGACCTGACAAGACAATTCTCTGCGTGTTAAGCGAGGATGGCCCTGATTCCTTCACTCCCGCCCAAAAGAAATCTCTTGATGCTATAGCAAGCATGGTTCTGAAAAATGGCGGCTATGCCACAAGCACGTTGAAAGATGTAGCACGACACTTAAACGCGAGGACTATCGAATGACCCGCAACACCAAAAGAATTCTTGTATTCACTGTCTGCTTGGCTCCGACCCACCAAGCAATCAGCCATTGATGATGGCGGACAGTAATTAAAAGTGCGTGAATGCCGTTCCGATTGATTTCTCTTTCCTCTCTTTCACCGGTGGCCGCTGTTGTTGTCGCGGCAACATTAGCAATCGTCGTAAAGATATTGGCGATCTTTCAAGGCAACGGAAGTAGTACGGCGTATTTAATTGCCGCCATTACTGCATTGGTTGCAGTCATCGGAGCACTTGCACGGTACGTTCAAAAACAAACCTCTACTAACCAAGAATTCTTTTCAAAGCAATTGGAGCAAAGCAGTGAAAATCTAAAGTCGGAACGGACATCTCGAACGGAAGAAACCAAAGCTTTCATAGGCCAACTAGATTCGCTAGCAAGGCAAACGCGTGAGGCCCACGAAAGGGAAATGAATCAAGTGCTCACCCGACTCGAACAAAGTGATAAGATAGCTACTCGTCAGACCGAGATTCTTTCAGAGTTACCACGGAGGAAAAGGTGAATCTTGTAGATCTTCTTTGGATTGGCTCAATTGGCGCGGCCTCCATAATCCTATTGATTGTCGCTATCGTTTTTTTCGCACAGGAAGGCCGAGCACGGCTTCACCTGGCGCGCCTTCTATTTGCCCTAACACTACTCGCCGCCACTTCGCTTTTTACTGCTATTGAATCAGGAACCGCGATCCTCTTCTGGTTTAAACTGCCGCGAGCTATCGCTTGGTTAATTGTTGCCATTGCAGGGGCATTCCTTCTGCTATTTCAGCTTGGCATTGTGAACGGACAAAAGGCGAAATAGCAGAACTATATCATTGTACCGTCCCGTGAATTTTTGTTTACTTCTATAGGATACGCGGTACAATGAGCCGTGGGACTAATCATTCAACTGGCAACGCTGGCCGTGGCCCTTGCGACACTGGGAACGGTTATCAAGTACGGCGTTGCTTCATCACGAAAGGAAACAAAGACAATGGCGAATATTTCAGATCTGCAAACCGAAGTAACGGCACTAACTACGGTCGAATCAAGTGCCGTCGCGCTAATCAACGGGCTCGCTCAGCAACTCAAAGACGCGAAGAATGATCCAGTGGCTATCCAGGGCGTGATTGACAGTTTGGAAGCTGGTAAGACTCAATTGGCTAGTGCTGTAGCAGCTAACACGCCAGCAGCAGCCTAACCCATGAACTGCCCAACCTTACCCTGTTACCAGCATGAAACTTCCTATCGACGGAAGCTATCGAGTACTTGAAGCGCCGCGCTTGCGGTAAGAGGAGCCAAATGCACTATAAAAACGGCAGAGAAGCCAAAGAGGGCGACAAGGTTATTTCACCTTATGGAATGGGAATACTTCACAGCGTCAGCGCACAGTCAGACACGTGCAATGGGCGGGTCGCCGTGATATCGCAGAACGATCCATACGTGACGCTGAAAGAATGCTTGCACTTTGATGATGTGATGGCAGCAGATATACCAGACGCCAGCACCCTAACCGTCACGTAAACTTAACCTGAGCGCAACCTAAGTTCCCCTGTCAGAGACAAAATGGGGTCTATGCAGACAGCAACAAATGTCAGACACATCCGCACCCCTGAGACAATCAGCGCCGATGATGGGATGCAAGGCTTTCTGCACCGATGGTTCATGCCAAAACAGGAGACGCAGATGGTAGCAACCCAAGCCAAAGGCGTCTTTCTGCCTTATCCTCTGCTTGCGATCTTGATGTCGATTGCTATGTTACTTTTGGGCGGCGTCATCACATTAGAAGTCCAAGTCAATAACCTCAGCGTGACAATGCTACTACGTGATGCAGATTCGCGAGCGATAGCTCATGACATGCAAGAAAAGATGGGACAGCTCGAGGTTTACATTCACGATGACAGGGAAAAGTTGATTCGGCTACAAACTCAGGCCGAACAGGATAAAGGGAAACGGAGATAATTCCATGGGAGATCCCCCGCCTTTGTGCGACCTTGCTTGTACCACGAAAATTATTATCGACGGCGATCTTGCTGGCTCCATTTTCACTTCTACGTGCGAAGGAATTGACAAGTTTCTCGCGGCGGGAGGTAAATTCAAGAACGGTCAGCGTGTTCTTGAACAGCTTATTAAAGCTGAGGATGAAGCTTTCAAGTTTCAACGAACAGCGCTTGAAGAGATGGGATTCAATGGGCCATGGCCGAAGTGTCTGAGCTGAACGGCGTCGTCATTGCTCGCTCTACTGACCATCCCCGACGGAACCGCGTATTCAATGAATGCGGACTAGCCCCAAGCTCTAACGCCCAGTCCGTTGCTGTTTGTGTACGATTATTCCATTCTACCAGTCGGTTCCGCCGCGTATTTCTTGTCTGCTCCCTGTCTGTAGCCCAGTAGCAATTCTTAGGTGAGTAACCCTTTTCATTATCACGGCGCTCCAAAGAATGCTTGGCGGTTGGACGATCTCCCATATCGGCATAGAAGGCGCGGAAGTCTAGCCATTCATCACAAACCCCAATGCCGCGCCCGCCCCATTCTGAATAAGCCGGGCAATTCGTGTTAGTAGTTCGCTGAATCATGTGCGCCCATGCGGTATATTCAGGCGTGGCAATGCCGCCGTGTTTCGTATGGCCATGCTTACATTTTCTTGTGGTAGGATAGTTATTGGACATCTGAACCTCCGAAACAGGTTTGGAGTTGAGTCGTCAGGGCCGGTTCGTTACACCGGCCCAACTGGAAAGATGCTACAATAACCTCGCTTTACCAAACACAAAAGCTAAAGGAGACCTAACCAAACATGGGAGACCCTAACACAGGTGATATTTATCAGGACGCAATTCGCAAAGCTACCGACGTGGGCCTAAGCCACGAAACCGCCAACGAACTCAAGCAACAATCAATCGAGGAACGAATGAAGCAACTTCAGGAAATGGCTTCAGCGCGAGACGCTTCAAAGCCCGATCTTCGGACACTCGCGGGCGCTGTTTATTTCCTCGACTATCATGCGCCGAATGGTGACACTCTGCCGCGTCATAGCGCGGTCAACAAGGCATTTCAGGAATTAATCAATCAAATCTGGAACGTACTGCCGGATGGGCCGGGAAAGACGGTCACAATACGCGCTATTGGCCGCGCCCGAATGGAATGCAATTCCTGCATTGCCAACGGCGGACAATAGAACTACAATAACCCTGCGAGCCAAAGGCCCAAAAGGCAAAGATGTAATGGGCCTCTAAAAGCCTTAGTTGCCGATGGGGTATAAAGTCCAGCTCTTTGGTTTCGCTTCACTTAAGAAGAGGTCGGCTACGGCTGGCCTCTTCTGTGTTATATTCCCTAACGTGCTGACGTACCTACCAGACGCTCCGCTTCCTAGTAACAAGTTTGGGTTTTCGTATTCAGAACTACGCGATGACTATCTGCGCTATCGGTTGATGTCAGATGAAGAGTTCGTGGGCCACGCTCTCGATATTCTGCATTTTGCCTGCTATGTCTGTTACATCAAAGAGAGTGGATCACAACATACACTTTCCGATACTGGCATCATTCATCAGTTGGTGCATTTACTATCACCAGACACCCGTCCCGATGCTCTCAATGAATTAGAAGCTATCCGGGATCGCTTCAACCATGATTGTTGTTTGGCTTAAAAAGGGCCAGCCTTTCGGGGTTGGCTCTTTTGTGCTTCAAATAACGTGAACCTCGTCTGGATCGATCCTAACGCCGCAAAATAGTTCGCGCTCTATACCGCACCAATAAGGAATCGGCGCGCAGGGGATGTCCACTAGTGGCTCCTTGCCGTCTCGCTTGTTTAGTGCGATCTGACCTTGCATCGTCAACCTGAATCGCGCCAGAGCTTCTTGCTCATCATTACCTTGTGCAGCTATGTCGTATTCAAGACACTGCGCGGCCCATATTTCACCCTCTCTTACTAATCGAACGTGGACTAACATTACTCTATCTCCATTCCATTGATGCTGCCATATTTTTAAGTTTTTCGGCTTGCAAGTAAGCCTGCCGCGTTGCGTTGTCTAACGACTCAAGCAGCCTCTTCCGCTCGTATTTAAGTGCCCTTGGTATTTGAGAGATTATTTCCAGTTCGGCGTGTTGAATAATCGCTGTCCAGCGGTAGCATCGGAGACATACAGCCCCTATGGACACGCCTCCGCACTTCTTACACGTTTGAGAATTAGCTTGTTTCCACTTCCGCGCCGCACATGCACGGCATCTATTAGCAAGCCCATCTCCGCGTGAGCGGTCAACGCTGAATTCTGAACGTAGCTTTTCAGTGTCGCATTGGTAGCACCATTTCATATCAGGCAAAGATAGAGGCTTGGCGATTCCACGCTTGGCGGCGGCCTTTGGTAAGTGGCTGTGTTTTTCTTTCCAGATAGCAAACGATTCAGCGCTCCACGTCTCGCCGTCTATTTCGCCGTTACACACTTTTTCCCACAACCAAAACCGCATAATAGCGGCTCGCGTTCGCAAGCTCGGAACCGCCCCTATGCAGCCTTCTAACGCCATCACTTAAACTCCGCTTGCTAGTGTAACGACTTTTTCCGGCAATTGATCGTCTTCCGGTCTGCCGTATCGGTGTTGCATCTCAACAATCTTGAGAAGTTTACCGCCTGCGTTACAGACGGCGTTCGCTGCTTGCGGCGTAACCTTGCCGCTGATAATGTCAGACATCAAAGCCGACATCACGTTAGCAAAGTCTGCGCTCGTTTTAATCCCCTTAGCTGAAAAACTCAGGCTTTGGGCATTGGAATCTTCTGCCATGATTTATCCCTTTCAGAAATTGAGAAGGCGTGTAATTCGCTCCGTCTAGGGAAACGATTCACACGCCTGAACTCTGTGGTGATTCGGTTGTAGTCGGCGATTCGGCCCTAGACTCCGAACCACCACTTTCTTGAGCGTTAGCTTACTACAAGCATCTTATTGTTTCAATTAACGATTTGGTATGCCCTAGAAGCCTCTATACTTTTCACCCTGGCTGGTCTAAAGTGGCAGCGTTCTACAAATCACACTCTATGGAGAAAGGTGCATACCTATGAGACTTCTAACCACCCATCTAACTAAAAACGTTGAAATTCACGCGGTTGACGAACCGGGACAGGGCGGGGCTTGTCATAAATACCGTGTTGATTTTTACACCGGGACGGACAAGGCGAACGCCACAACCGGCGGACATCGCGACATCGACTTCCAGAATGGCCCAATTCAAGAGTTTGGCGTCAACGGCATTCCTGATGAGGCTCTGTACGCGATTCTGATCGACCGCTTGCAGGGATTCCAAAAAGGGCAATACAGTTGCCGAGAGAATGCAATCGCTCTGACGCATCTCGAAACCGCTCTCATGTGGGCACAGAAGCGTACCCATGAACGAGAGGCGCGAGGCGTCGAGGGCACGTCAGCAGCGTAAGCACGACATTTCAGGCTCAGTCTTAACGGATTGGGCCTGATTCGTTTCAACAGTAAATAGTTTGCCTTTTTACCCAATGAGGAGTAAGATAGCCGACAAGCTAACTCACAGTAATTGTTTACACGGAATCGCCGTCCGGCACAAACGCCTAAAAACGTCGGGCGGCTTTCGTGTAAATACCCTCTTGCATAAACCCGAACGGTGGTATACTAGGCGGCGATGGCTACTACCTCAATTTCCGACGCTGAAATGGACAACCTAAACGCCGCAGCCGTTTCAACAGTGAAGCGGGATTGTGCATGTTGGCCTCCGAACCTGTCCTAGCAAAAGAATGGAACACGCCAGAAGAAGATGAGGCGTGGGCACATCTAAGTGTTGGTTGGATCAAGCCGACAGAGGACATAACATGGTAGACGTAGTTGCAACTGTGCGCGGCTGGGGCATCGGATCGCTGATCGCTCTGGTTGTGTTCCTTCTCGCGGTAGTCTTGCTCATCATCGGGCACGCGCTAACGCCGACAATGGTATTGGTCTTTATCGCGGCGCTCGCCTTGGCGATGCTGCTTTGATTTGTAACACTAACAGTTACAGATTCACCCTTTCAACGCATTCTCATACGCCGCCGTTATCCCTGGATTCCAATTCTTCCGCCCATGTTCAAGGTCTGAAATGTATCCAATACTGCGGTTCATTCGCTTGGCGATTTCGGTGAGAGTGAGCGAGCCTCGACGTTTACGGCAGGCCGCGCCAACGGCAACTTGGTCTTGCTCACGGCCTGTGCCTTTGCAGTGGCGGCAGGGTTTAGTTAGTTTCTTCATTCAACGCTCACCACTTCATAGTTAAAGGCTTTCATTATTCGTTCGAGCGCAATTCCGATAGCCTCAAGGCTAGTGGTAGTAACTCTGAATTTCGGACTATCCTGCCGTGCATTACGGTGCAAGATGTTCTGGTTGCCCGCGAACTCCCAGAGCGCGCTAACGACTTCTTCTTGCGCTTCTAAGTTGATTTGATTGTTGTAGACAGCTGCGCAGAGAGGCTTCTTTTCTTTTTTGCCAAGACCGTCTAGCCAGACGCGCATTGAATTAGCGCAAGCTACGGCCTCATCGACCTTGCTTTGACTCTCGCCGTCGATTGCCCTGCTTGCGGCCCATTCGTCAACAAGCGCAGGCGCGAACGGATCGCGCCCAAGCAGTACAAACATCGGCTCGTCTGGATCGGCATTGGCATAGCAATCAAAGTCGCCGGGCCCGTTTTTGGTTCCCATAAGATTCTCTCCTTTCGGCGTAGAAGTATCCCATAATAATTAGTTTGCGTCAACGCCTAAATTAGCGTAGAGTTTGCCATAGAAAGGTTTTCGGTAGACGGGGAAAGGTGGTCGATATGAACAAGTCCGATTCGTTTTGTTGGACGGTTGACGAAGTGCCGGATTGGTGGAAGGAGACAAAGGGAATACAGATCGACGTAGCCCGGTGTGGCGCGATCATCCCTTCGGCGGTTGGGTCTGGAATTGCATATCCGGGCGATCATATTATTCGTGACACGACAGGACGCATTTCGGTTCGCAAGGCGAACCCTGCCGATCCCAGCAAGCGCAGTTTCGTGCGGTTAGCGGGCATTGGGGCCGCTTGGATGGCCGTAGGTGGGGTCATTGCCCCTATCAGCCTTCCGGGCGCTCCTGAGCCTGCCTGTAGCGTAAAAGACCTATCTGGCTGGGTAGTGACAATCGCCGCCGACTATGGCGAGATCAAGACATTATTGCCTCAACTTGGGCTGAGCAAGATGACAGTGGATCGCATCTCTGGGTTAATCGATAAGGCGCTGACAGTTGCCCGAGACTTCGATGCTGCGTACAAAGCCGGGAAACTGGCAGACGTGAAGACCACCTTTCTCAATCTAGGCACGCTCATTACCCAGATCGCGGGAGAATTGGGCGTCGTCAAAAACCGCTTATTGTCCCTACTGATTGTCGGCATTCAAATCGCCCGCATTACCCTTGCATCGCTCATCGACAAAATGATCGTTGTGGCACCTGCGTCGATGACTATGAACATGAGCGCGGATGACGTGGCAGCGGTCGCAGAGGTTAAGCGGCTGGCGTCTATTGACGTGTCAAAGGTGTTGGCGGTGATTCAATGACCCTAGAACGAACCAAGCAAATCGAAAGCCGCATCGCTGAACTCGAAACTAATGACTATCATGTTTCCGCTCAGGGACGCTTGGCGGCGCTATACGAGATTGCCGGGTTGAGGAAGGCGTTGGGGGGAAAGGGATACGGAAGCGTAGTTAAGGCACGGTCTTACTTGTTAAGCGGGAACGCCGTGCCTATTCCCGCGCTCGTACCGCAGTCGAATAACGGCATGATTCACAGTTGCAATGAACGCTGTGTTGTTGCGACTTCACTTTAATCACCTCCTTTCCTATTCAAGCGAGCGAACCCAAATCACCACCGCACAACCTCTAGGAAACGTAATCTGCCCTTCAATGGATTCACGCTTACCATCGCCTTGGTGAACAAGATTCCATGAAATATCCCCAACGACGTACTCAACACCAGAGTTATCACAGTCTATCCGCTCTTTGGGCCAGGCACCTTGAATGCGATACCAAGCTACTTGACGGCGGCAAAGTTCCTTAAAGTCGTCTTTTACAGAAGAGCGATTCATACGGCATAGGCTCCGTGCTCGCCTACTGGGACTATTTCAGGGTGAAGGGTCATGGGTGACGGCAGCAGAAGGCTGGGCGGCATTGGAGGAGCAGGCCAGTGAAGGTCGAGGGGTGGACGTAGACGTTTAGGGCCGAAGATTGTCATTTAATTAAATTAAATAAACTGTTTTGTCTTTGCACGGCCCGTCGAACGGCCAACTCGCAATACTCCAATTCCTTTTCAATTAAGATTGCTTTCATTCCTTCCAATTGACAAGCTTTAGCGGTGCTACCCGATCCGCCGAAAGGGTCAAGAACAATTCCATCGGGCAGCGTAATCAGGCGAACTAGATAGCGCATCAATCGAGTTGGCTTGACTGTAGGGTGATGATTACGTGATCCGTTTGTGCGTCCGGCTCCCGCTCGCGGTGAGTTCAAACCATCACTGCCGTCTTTGCGATCTGTTACTTGTCCTGCGGAGCGATGCGGCAAATCCTCTAGCCCTTCATCGCGATCATCTTGCGAGGCTTTGGCGCAATAGAAGAACCGAGCGGCTGAGCCAAAGTCTTGCCGAGGCTCGTTTGATGGACGCGGCCCAAAATCTCCATAGATGCCGCGAGAGGGCCGGTCGCCATGTTCAGGGCCGACATATCGTTGTTGTCCCGGTGCGTCTGGGAACGCTGTTAAGACTTCATCTGATCCATCATGGATTACGTTGGCGGGCCAGCGGCCTTTTGTCGCGTCGTAAGCAGTACGATCCATCGTTTCACCGCCGCCATATTTCCCATTGCCGCCAATGCTCTGAGTTTGATTAAATCCGCCAATCCGTTCGTTAATATAATTCTGATCAGCTTGACTTGTTTCAATTCGACAAGCATCAATATTCAGCCCGCCCGTACCATGCTCTAAAACATTCTCCGCGACCGTGCCGCTCAATGGTCTTCTTGCTAGCACAATCGGCTCGTGGGCGGGTTTTAATGCCGTGCCCCAACCATCCCATTGCTTTGCGGCGCTGGACGACGGGGGAAGCGAAGCCGTACTGCCAGATTGAAAGCGAAAGCCGGTATCTACGCGGACATGCGGCGCAGGGTTTCGGTCAATACCCACTGCCGCGTCAATCGCCTTACTCACATCCAAACTCTTCGGAAACCCTGATCCGTAAATCCATTGAATCTGATCGCGAATCTCAAATCCGGCATCTTCAATCGCACAAGCTAATCGGTGATAAGTGCGTGAGCCTCCAAAGGCCAATAAGTGCCCGCCGGGTTTCAGGACTCGCAAACATTCGCGCCAAACAGTTACATCGTAGGCAATGCCAGATCGATCCCATCCCTTACCCATGAATCCAAGCTCATAGGGCGGATCACAAACGCAAGAATCAATCGACTCTGATGCGAGCGACGGTAGCACTTCCCGGTTATCGCCGTGGAAGATATCAAGCTCCGGATCGGAGTAGTAAGGTTTCATACTTTGGCTTTGCGGGTGATCAGTACATCTCCAGTTCTGGCTCCGACTCTGGCGGCGCACATCCGTCACAGTAATGGCCTACATCCTCGACGTAGTGCCCATCAGAATAGGTATCGATCAAGGCGTGGCACTCAAGACATTGGTCGATCTCATCGGGCAGCACTTCTAATTGCTCCTGAAGGAAATAGATTACCGAGAACGCTTCCTTGTCGGTCAAGTGGGGCATCGGGTTTGCGGTGATACCCTCAACTTCATTACCTTGCAAAAAACCGTAGAACTCTTCTATTCGTTCAAGCATTATCAGCTTCCCTGTCGCGTCTTTGATTCGACTTCGCCCCATATCTTTACAGCGTCACCTTCGGATGGTGGTCACAGCGGATGCACAATCAAACTCACTTCTCTCGCTGTTTGGATTGATAGCCTACCCTCGTCACTCTTGCGCCACACGATTTTCGCGAACAACCTCCATCGCATTAAGAACCAATACCAACGAGGCCGAACTTTTGCTGATATGTAGAGCGCCTGCCGCCCATCATGCCCGGCATATTGTTGTCGCCTTCCCCAAATCACAGCGCCACCCTCATCTCTATCGGAAACTTCGACCCATCCTTCCGATTCTGCCATCCACTATATTCCCCTGCTCCGCGCCTTACGATGCCCTCAATGGTCGTTGTGCCCCAATGCGGCCCATCGTGGAGCCAGCCAGCATGTGACCAGAAGCCTCCGGGGAAGCGGACTAAGACGGTACGTTCAGGTATGCCATTGCCGTGGAGTAGGGCATGGTCGATGGCAGCGCGCATGGTTGGGGTAAAATGGTCTTTAGTCATCGGTGCTCAATCGCCACTCCGTAAGGCCACCATCTTCGGTTACGAGAACTACGTCAATATCTTCAATCTTTAATTCAGGATGACGTGTCCAAGTGATAGTCCTTGTCTCCGCATTGTAAACCTGTTCGTTACTTGAACCTTCAAATGCGATGTATCGGGCATCGTTAATCGGCATGGGTATCATCCGCTCCATTGGACTTGCTACTCTCCCGTGCCTTCCCTGCGTCACTACGGAGCTTGCGGGGCGGCTTTGTTGACGATGTGAACCGTGCGTCACGGATAGCGATCAGCGATTCAATAGCCGCATTCAGCGCGTCCAGAGTTGCGGCCATGCCGAAGGCAATTAGCTTCTGTGTGTCGGTGAGTTTACGTTTACTCATAGCTGCTCCTCATCCTCGAACTCAAAATGTACGTCCGCGCTAGTTGGCCGCTCACCTTTTGGTACGCGAATCTCAATAAACCACTCGCCTTCCTGAGCGTAGTAGCGATCCCAATGTTCACCACGGGATGCCGGTTCAAGGGCAAGGTTAATCTGTAGACTCATAGTTGCTGTCCTTTCGATGGCTAATCGCCCCTGATAACATCGCGGATCTTGCTGTGTGCGCTTCTTAGCCGATCTTCGATGTCCTTAAGCATTGCGTCTATGGTTTCAAGTCCGTCAAAGTCTCCGGCCCCATCGATTACCTCGTAGGTTGTAAACCGAGCGCATTTCTTCTTCGGATTCAAGCAAGAGCGTCGTCGTCGGATACGGTTGCGCGTAGTGCTTCGGCTGTCGATAACCTGAGTGTCGCCGCCGCATTCAGGACAGGGCATTCCGTTTCTGAGACTTAATTTCATTCTCGCTCGCAAACTTTCCGCAGCGGACGCTCTTCTCCGCGTCCTTTCACGCCGGTCGCCCGGTAGCTACCTAGCCGGGCCGTCCGCTGCGATACTGGGGTGAACGGTCGGAATTGAACCGACTAGAGAGGCTATCTCCGTCGCCGTAGGCTTACTGGCAACCTGCCCGCCCCGCATATTTTGGAGCGCGAGGGACTCGAACCCTCAACCATCGTTCACCATAACTTCAAATATCAGTGATCGCCTGCCGGACTGATTACCGGCCAGCGGGAAGGCTAGCAATTTTCACACGTACAGCTATATCGAGTTTCGGTGGCACCTTGATAGCCCTCTTTTGTGACCATTGTATGATTGTGCTCGCCATTCAAGCCGTGAACAGGGCGACCGCAATAATAGCACCCGTCCATAATCGGCTGCTGCTCGGCGGGGATTTGACAGAACTCCGGCCCCCACCATCTTCCACGTTCAGGATTTTTAGTTTCAGTGCTCATTGTCCCTTCCCGCGGGTTTGCTCGGCGACCATAAAAGTGCGCACGACTTCGGCTCACAACAACTGTACGCAGTCAGCGCATTGCGATACCGCGCGGCTCTAGCCAAAGCATTGACCACGCCACCCTCACCTTGCGGCGGGCGAGACAATTGAATTGCAGCAGCCGCGACTTTTCCTTTGGCTTGCTCAAGCTTAGTGCTCAAATATACCCTTCACCGCTCCCACACAATGAAGGGTGCGCCGGCTTGCCGGGCTTAAACCTCATCCTCGCTATCAATGACTTTTTGAATCGGCCCTGCCAGCTTAGTCTTCTTCAGAAGTTCCGCATACCGCTCTTTGACTTCCGCTCGTTTTACTGCGAACCGATCCCGCGCCCCGTCGCCTACGATATTTTCAATTGCCTCGCGACATAGATCGCGAGCTTCATCAGGTGTAGTGACAATCGCGTTAGCTTCACACTTACGCGGGCCAATAGTGCTCAGATAATTTTGCACATAAGGAAGCTTGAAGTTTGGATGTTGAGGGCTGGCTAGATTCTTCCCAGAACCTGTAATTAGATTATCGATCCAGGTATAGCCGTTCTCTGTAATAAAATCATAGTTCAAACCGAAGCGAGTTATTTCCAGATCAGCAGGATCGTAACCTCCGTCGCCGTTTTCCCACTCAACTTCTGCGACTTGCTCAAGATTCTTGCGGATGGTATCGGAAATTCGTAAACCGTCGGGATCGTGATCGCCACAATAAAGCAGGACGCATTTCAGGCCGCGCTGTTCTGCCTCTCGGAACCGTTTGGCGTATTCCGCTCGCTGTAGAATCGAAGACCAGCCTTTAGAGTTTGCAATCGGTATGTGATAATCGCGAGTAACGTCTTCAAACAGAGTTACGAGGTCAATCTTTTCAACCAACATCTGCACATAATAATCTTCGCCGCCCCACCAGTCGGGCGTGAAATAGCGATGTCCTGTAAGCACGTCGCCTAACATCCACTTGAGTACACTCTTAACCGAGCCTTCAGTAGGGATTGAAATACCGGAAAACTCTCGCGCCTTTTCCTCTGCAACAAAGTCAACCGGCAATAACCCCTCGCGGCGACACCGATTAATCACGCCTTCAACTTTGTCGAATTGATCCTTATTGCAGAGACGGGACTGCTCAAGTAGGTAGCACCAGCCACGGGCCGACACCTTAAACCCGATCCGGCGACTGATACGCTGAAGCTCGGAGGCAAAGTCAGCAAGCTTGCTGCGGGTTACTTTTTGCGCGAAATCCACGTCTACTCATCCCTCCCAATATCAATCGTCTCGTCTAGCCGACATTACTTTCAACGCCTCTTCGGTCGTTTCAATTACCGCGACTTGTCCGGCCACCAACCAGAAGGCGTGCCATTGCTTTTCTTTGGGCGTTAGGCGTCTTTTAGAGGGCGGTTGCCGCCAGTCCTTTATCTCGAATAACCAATTGCGTCCACGGTACGCTACGAGAATATCCGGCACCCCGTCGCCTAAGTCTGCAATGCTTTGAACTACCGCTCCGGCCTGACGGAGTTCCCGTACTACGCGACTATGGTTGCCGTCCACCCGTTTCATTTGTTGCCCCACCGCTTATTCGCCGCGTTTGTGGCGATTTCTTTGCGCCGTTTCTTGGTCAGTTTTTTAGCACGGGCGTTCCCGCCTCTCTCTGCACCGTCAACCAACCGCTCAAGGCTGTCTGCTATCGCGCCTATCTCAGGATACTTTTTCAAGTCAACTTGTTCCCGCAGTTTGCGAATCCCAGCCCGTGCTTGTCCTTCTGCTGCTTTCATGGACACCAAGCATAGCATGGTGGGCAAGTAAGAGTCAAGCGGCAACATACTCCCGCCGTCTCAATGCCGATATGTTCAACCGATTTTCGGCGTACAGATCTGCCAGTGCGTCCGTCATGTCCGTCTACAGGAAGCCGAGTCAGCGCCCTGATTTCTCTCTGCGTTTTTGCACCGCGCTCGATAGCTGCCATCACTGATTCTTTTGGCTTTAGCTTCATGCACCAGATTGATAGTGAACGCGCACACGATTTACGGGTCGTCCCTCTGATCTTGAGGTAGTCGCGCCTAACTTTTCCGGCTATTAGCGATCTTTTCTCGGATACATACCTTACAGTAAAGGTTCATGCCGTCAGGCCACGCACGACAAACTCCAAATTCATCCAGCGCCAGATCGCGTTCGCATCGCGGACATCGCTTTAATTCGCTCATTAGTCTTTCTACTCTGACTGTTTTATATCCTCACAGACCAAAGGAACATAGCCAGCGCAATAGTTACTTTGAACCAGATTAACTCCATGATCGGCGTTCACTGCCAGCAAAGGGAACTTGCCGGATACTCTATTCGGCGGCTCGCTATCAGTCGCGTGGATCACGTTGACCTCCGCATCGCTATAGCCGAGATCGCGGGCCTTTTCTAATTCTCGAATCAGATCGCTTACAATCATTTTTCTCCTTTGGATTCAATTAGTCATAAACAGGTAGGTATTCTTTCAATTCCGATTGCTCGGTCGCATCCTTCACATCGCGGCACACCAGAGACAGAAATCCAGGTAACCCATTCATCTAGTCCAACCGTTTTCCCTTTCAAGTAAAACCGGCACTCTGGATTCTGACATTCTCCCCTGATTCCGTTCGGGAAAGCCTTCCGCCCGATGAACTCTGCCGTCTTTTTGCTGAATCGCATTTTTCAATTCAACCAATCGCCCGTAATCGTCTAACATGGCCTTGATGCCTAAAGGATTTTTCTTGCGCTTCTTGCCCTTAGTGTCCATGTACCACCAGTCCCGAATAACTGTTTTCCATAAATCTAAGTCTTGAACAGTTATAGCAATGTCTCTGCGAAAGCCGACTGAGGGGCAAAATTTAAACTTGTCACGGTATGCTTTGACGGCAGGGTTATCCATGAACTCGCAACGCGGTTTCATCTGGCAATCACCCTTGGACGATAACTAGAACGTGGGCGGTTGTTGAATCTTCGCGCTTGCCTCTCCGCTTCGTCGGCTAGTTGGCTATCGGTCTGCCAATAATCGGAATGCTCTAAATTCAACCGTGCGAGTTCAAGTCTAGTTCTTTTGGTAGTGCCAGCGAATCTTGCTCGATCGCACATAAAGATTCCTTGCCAGCATGAAGCTTGGAAGCATGAACCACAGACGGTTATGAGTTCGTTGTCACTTGGCATTTTCAAATCCTTTCGACCTCTGCGCTGAGCACTGATTCAGGAATTTATATTCATCTGAATTGAAGATACTTATCTAAAGCGTCGCGTAGGGCCATTGCTTCTGGTTCCGTGAGGTAGACATCATCACCATTGGGCCGGAGCGCGAGCAGATTGTCGTGCCCTGCTACCTCAAATGTGATTTTGGCGTCTCCGTCTATTGCTTCATAGATAATGTCCGTCATTTTATTTACCCCTCGACACCAAGAAAATCTATGCGTTCAATTGTAGTCAGAGACTTAACCTCTCTATAGGGAACGTCTTGTAGTTTGCATTTTGGGTTTCCCATGCAATAGATAACTCGACCGGCAAAAGTCATTGATTGATGACAGTTAGGGCACTTGATCGCCTTGTCAGTTAGCAGAGATTGTGCCACGTATTTCTTAGCGATGTACTTTTCGCTCATTCCATTACCCTCTCAAAACGGAGTCCCTTTGGTTTGTCGGCCTGCGTCAAATGTCCAGGTTTGTTAATAGCGCGATCAAGGGCTTCGTCTAGTTCCCTTGCGGCGATTCTCTGCGGACTGTAGTAGCTGCGGTCTTCTCGGTAGCCGCGATCTTTCAATGGCTTAGTAGACAAAGCGTCCGCTTCCTCGTTCTCAGCACGCGGAATCCAGGTAAAAGTTATTTGACTGTTTAGTTGTAAATCGAGAAGTCTGCGCGCTTCGTGATAGTAAAGTAGATAGCGCCGGGGCTTGATTGGAGATTTGCCGTTTCGTTCTTTTCTTGTGAGCGTTCCGGCTCTCCAAACTCCGCTCATTTGCTTTACGACCATATCGGAATCGCCGTAAATCTTCATTTCGCACTGACCTAATTCAAGTGCGAATTTCAGAACTGCAATTACTCCGCAGTATTCAGCAACGTTGTTCGTCGTGTTCTCGGTTCCGATGTACTCTGCGTGTTCAAACACTATCAAGCCGTCGAGTTTCACGATCGCGCCAGATGCCGCATGACCGTTAGGGTTCGGCCAACACGCCCCATCAAACCACGCTTCATATTGTCTCAAGCCTCGCGCCTCCTAACATCTAACGAGCATCGAAGTAGCACAACGTTACTAGATTCGAGTGAGCAGAGTAAATCCACCGCTTTTTAACGGCAGATTCACACAAAAGTCGCCACTGAGTTCTCGTTTCGCTTTCGTGTTTATCCGAACCGGGTTTATCAGGAAACCAGCTTGACTCGCCAAGCGCCCGTTACCTTACCTGATATGGCCGACTCAGGGGACGTGTTCAGGTTCCGCTGAATTAACGTGCTGTCGTTCGGAGCCTATGTATTAGACTGAAAGCGATGCCTAGCGGCTGTTTGTCCGCTTCCTCTCGCCTACAGGCTGGCTTTACGCAGCTTCGTCGGCGAGGGCTTCAAACGGCCTAATACAATAAGCCACCCACGCACGGACGAGCTAGAATTTCGGTAACTCTCGTCATATTTCAATTTGAAAGTTTGAGAGGGATTCTTTGGTAGGAATCTCAGACAAACTTTGAACGTGGGCACTATGCGCTCAAACGACTTGACTTGTCAACGAAATTCTGTGGTATACTTTCATCCTCAGTCGGCGGGGCCAACCCGAAACTTTGAACACACCGAAAGGCCGTTAGGGAAACTTAACGGCCCGACGTGTCTAAGGGCTGAGCTTCTACCGCGCATCCGAGTCGCGCCCTTGCTTCTTGTCTTGTCGGGCCTCCGGGCTTCGCCTTGCATCCTTTAGCGAAGATCGGTTCTTTACCTTGACATCTTCCGCAGAGCACAGCATCGGGTTTTGGTAGTTCGCAGACGGCGGCTCTAGCGGCCCTCTGTTTCGCGTATTTACTTTCTGGATCGGCTCCAAAGAAAAATATTCCACAGCGAGTTTGAAAATGGACGCGTGGAGATTTCATGCGTATCCAATAGCGCCCGTTATCGCCAAGCTGCCACCATTGAAGCTCCATTATCAGAACTTCGTGAAGTAGCGTTCCATGTCTACGCCCGTAAACATATTTCGGATACTTCTTAGCGACCGTTCGCGCCCAATCCATGCCCTCACCTTGAAAGTCGGGACGCCCGACTGTGCGAATCTCACCGCCGATTTCGATAGTTTCAATCATGTCGCTAGAAAATATCGCTTCACTCTTTTCCCTGAAGGCAGCTTAAGCCACTCATCTTGTATCTTGTACCCAGCTTCTTTCAATTCAAAGATTCTGCCTCCGAGTCTCATGCAGCCAAAATCGTTCAAAGCTTCCATTGGGGTAATCTTTCGACCACTCTGCATGTACCTTAAGATTTGTTCATTCTGTGAATTTTGAGATTCCATAGGTTCATCCTTTCAAAAAGGAATTAAACTGAAACCGTTTGTCCGTGTTCGGACTCTCGGTGATGTTTGAAGCACAGCCAGTCTACGTCAAGCGGCCTGCTGTAATCTCTATGATGCGCCTGCCCTTTTCGTTCGCACGGTTGTATCCGACACGGCAAGCGAATTAACCGGCCACCGCGGATCGCATTCCCTACTGCCATGCGAGCGGCATAGCGTTCTGGGTGCTTAGCTCGATGTGTTGCTTGATAGCGCATTTTAGCAGCCCGTCTATGTGGAGTTTTATTTCGTTTGTGTTCATAGTGGCTTTTTTCTTCCCGGTTATCCGCATAGTTTTGAGCCACATCCGCCTTAGCACAGTCCTTACACTTTCCCAGATGCCCATCGGCCATGCGAGGATGAGCATAGAATCTTGAAAGAGTCTTGCGCCGCTTGCACTTAAAACACCGCTTGCGTTTCATTCGGATATTTTAGCACAAGCGGCGCGAAGTTAAAAGGGTCTATCAGAAAGGGATCGTGTCATCATCTGAAAAGTCGGAAACGTCTTGCGTCCGCTGTTCTTCGGGTGACGATCCGCCGCTCTGTATGTAAGCCCACTCTTCCGACTTTTCGACTATCTTCTTGATCCCGTCGCTCAGTTCGTCAAACTTATTGACATCGAAGTCATCGTCCAACCAGAACGAAAAAGATGGATTTACCTGGGGCGGACATTCCGTTCGCTTTGGTAGTCCGCTAACGCTCGCAACTTTTGTCTTGCCGTTTTCTCCTCCTACGATTGTGAGCATACAAGGCTTTCCGAGTATGTTCATCAGATCGAACCGTTGAAGCTCATCTTCGGTAAACGCCTTGCCGCGCCATCCTTCGAGGTCGCGCCGAAGGTTCGCCTTTTCACCTAATGAGTTTGTGTAGAACCGGCTAGTGGTTACAGGTACTTCTTTTCCTTCAATTTCGATCATCTCGTCGGGAAGTTCCCATGTAATGAGAACTTGATTTCGTCGGGTTGGCTGACCCTTGTATTCGCCGTGCTGTGTTCCTAAATCCGTCAAACGAACACAGCGAGCTACGTGAGTTCCTACAGGGGCCGGGATAAACGAACCGCCTCCACTGTCTGAGCTAAAACGTCCCATGATTGCTACTTTCTCCTTTTGCTTCTACTAAGGTTTGTGTTGCTTGTTGATTAGCCATTCTTCCCGAAGATTGGCACCTATTGATTGGCACGCGCTTAATTGTTCGCGCGTGGTATCTAGTACGGTTTTCAGGTATTTGTATCGAATCTCCGCTGATAGAAACCGTTTATATTCATCTTTGCAGTTAATGTCTGCTTGCGCCTTTTTCTCTTGAACGGTTCCTTCTTGCTGATTAAGAATCTCGCGTGCGTGTCTGTCATCATATTCCGCGTGACTTGTAGCGTACTCGTCCCCGGCCTTGTAAATCTCCGTGATGACCTCATCGCAGCGTTGAACGAAACGCCAGATTTCGGCGTTGACGTTTGCCGGGGTAACGGGTAGTTGTTTACGATTGTGAGCTTTCATCTTGCATTCGCTTCCATTGCCGACAAAAAGGCGCGACAGAACAATATGCCGCGCATCGGATTGATTCTCCCGGCCTAGCAACCACAGACAGGCCCGTACCGGCCTCTGCGTGACGCTCCGCTGGTTCTGGCGCGTCGTACAGTCTGACGGCTTTCTTTTGCCCGGACTTCATCACGGCCCACTTTGCAGGCTTGGCCCATCGCTCCTCTGCCGTGCAATCATCGTAATGGCCGTGCTCAGCTTTTTGATGCAAGGCAACGCGATCTTCTAAGAATGCGCTTGCTTGCTCTGGTGTCCATAAAGGAACGGACATCACTTTGACTTGCTGCTGAGGATAGCTAGAATCATATTGTGCTTTTGACTTCGACCAGTCCCGGCCAATGGCTACGATCTGAATTTGATTAACTGTCCGTCCGGCGCGGCGAATTAGCTCCGCGTAGGAATTTAACTGACTTTCCCATTCTGGTTTGACGCCATCCTTCACGGCCCAGACACTAGTCAGTTTCCAGTCAGTCAAGCATTCTCCGTCGAGAATCATTTCGCTCAAATCATAGTGGCCTACCACTGTCCACCCTAAAACCTCCATCTCAAGCTGTTCTTCGGCGATGGTATCTTTTAATCCTTGAGCGTTGCGCTCTAAGACGCCGTGTAAGAGAGTTCCGAGTAGCGCCCATATTCTATCTCCGGCGTCTTCTGAGATTTCACCTTCATGGACGATAGATAACGCACGAATTTGTGCGGGCTGAATCAGTTCGGTGACGCTAATCCGTCCGCGCATACGCTCGCGGGGATGGCGCGTTACGGCCTTAACCAAAGGCTCTGGCAGATTATTCTGATTCGTTATTTTCATTTTGTTGTGCTTCCCATTGTGCGGCCATCTGGTCTAACTCTTCGTCGGCTGGTTCCCATGGTTGACGGCACTCTTCATACCCTCGCTCAAAACCATCCGGGTTGGCATAGTCGACATTAAGCTTAGTTAGGCTCATTTCGGTTCATCCCATCTGTAGTGTTTACACTTTGGGCAAACTACGGGGCGTTTCAGCCAGCTAAACCAACCGTGTCCGCAGCGTAGACACTTAAGCCATCGCTGAACTCGTCGTTGTTCTTTCATGGGTTGCTATTTTATTACTACGGCGTAGTAAAAGTCAAGACTGAATTTCGCGGGAGGCGATCATGTTCTTCCGGGCGGCTTCATAGGTTTCGGTGCTTAAGAGCCCTAGCCTTATCGCCTCTGCTCTGTTTAGCGGAATCCAATTGTGGTGTGCTCTGCACAAAGCAATTCCATTATTAACATCGAATTTTAAGTCGGGCCTTAAACTTCGTTCGGCAATATGATGGGCATCAAGTGGCCCTCCACATGGAAGCATAGTGAACTCGTAAGCGCCCGTGAACTGTTGCACTTGGCATTCATTGTTATCTCGCTCTTTAACGTCTTTCGACCACGCGATCATCTTCGGATCAATCCGAACTTTCATCCTTGTGCGCTTCATGTTCCCCGCTCGGCGCAAATCTCTGCGGCCTTTTCCCTCTCGGTCGGGACGGATTGTGATTCTTTGACCGCCCTCTCCATCCTTGTCGCGTGTCCCTGTAAGCACGATGCACAGTCAGGTTTCATAACGCTGTGATAACAGTTGCCGACGTTGAAAAATGACGCGGCGTAGGTTTCAGCCGGGACGGTGGTACGGGCGTCAAGCAACTCCTTCGCTTCAATTAAGACATCAATGCAGTGCGTGCACATAGCACTTTGGCATTCAAGAATCTCGTCGATCTTTTGTAGCGTCGGTGCCGGCGCCAGTCCCTCCGCTTCCCCGTGTGACGAAGTGACGCGGCGTTCAGCAAGCCTTGCTAGTAGCTCATCCCGGCACTCGTTGGCCCGATCATGTTGTACTTTGCTTTGGGGATACATCATGGCCCGCGCATGGCTTTCCAGTGCCAGCTCTACAAGTTCGCGGTCAATCATGTCGGTTGCGGGTAGTGGTTTAGTGGTCATCGTTTCTCCAATCGCTTAATTAGTTCTTTCGCGGCGTCATCTTCATTTGGGTCGTAGCCACGATTAGCGAGCACATCCAAGATCCCTTCCATGGTTTCCGATGAACTTGGCCCTGGTTCCCAGCCTTCACGATGGCCTGAGTGATAAGCGCGCAAGAGCCAGTAGATAAGAGTCTCGCGGTCGTCAAGTGTTTCTTCTTTCCCGTGCTTTCGACCTACGGCGTAGTTTTCATTCGCCACTTTTACCAAGTCGGCATCGCTGATAGGATGAATGCGAAATGGACGATCAACTGCGCATCCTTCCCCTAGTGGTTGTTCAAAGTTGCTGTTATCTGTGGTCATTGGTGGGCCTCCACTATCGGTATTCTTTGAAGGATTCAAGTTCGCTGCGCATTTGTCGCAGTCCTTCTACCGCGCCATTGCGAGCGGCAGGATGTGGGCCATAAATGATCGCCGCATCAACATCGGGCAAGCTCTTAACTCCCTCAGAAGCTATTTTGCCAAAGGAAAGAATCACGGTAGGCTTATGCTTATTGATAACGCTCATCATGTGCTGCCGATTGGCTGCGAATAACGAGCGCGAGTGTCCGCCGATTTCGCTGCTAGCTTCTTCCCAGATGATCGCCCCGCATAGTTTTTCACCAAAGACTTGCCGCAATCGCTTCCCGGTCAAACAGCCCATAAACAGGAATGCGGAGATGTATCGCTCGCGGCGCTCCGGGTTCTCCGCAAACATCGCTCGAATACTATCTGGGTCTTTGAACCATTGGTTTTGTAAGAAGGCAACTATTTTCATTTCCCCTCCGTCTCGGTGGTGGTGGTAGTGGTAATAACTTGCGCCTCCACGTCTGCAATGTACTGTAAGTTTGAACCGACCGGATGCGCGACGGCGTAGCCTTTTGCCATCGGTAAAATCAGCCTTAGAGAAGTTATTAATTGTTCATTCTCGTCCCGTAGGGCGGTGAGTTCAGTGACTAGCTTAGCTCTTTGCTCTGAGTGCTCGTCTTGATCCTCCGCATTGCGAACATTGGCATCCTCAACCCATTTTGTGAGCCGCTTAACCTCACCCTGCGCCTCGCGGAGTTGGGAGTGGAGAAACTGATTATCTAAATCTACCTGAGCCACGGGGCCGGTCAGCAGAACATCGCCACGTACAACTCTTGCCTTACTTGCGGCTGCCACGATCACCTTCGGTGTGATGGGTGGTGAGCCGCACAGCACGCAGGCAGATGGCTGGCCTAAACTTACGTCGCCATCAGCGCAAATATGCGTACCGCGATTTGGATCGGACGTGATTGGTTCGTTGGGTTTCATTGGTTACTCCTTAGCGGCGATTTTCTTTAGTTGCGACAGCTACAAGGAAGACGAAGAACATTCCATGCGGCTTTCGCAGTTTTTGGTCGCGCCACCAAGTTTTAGCTCCGTTTACAATCCTCACACCTGGTAGAAACAAACCGACGATGTCGTAGAGAATCGCACGAAAAATATCTACGACCGGGGGAGATGAAAGATTTTTCGTCCACGACGAATTACTCATACCGCGACGGCAAGGGAAGAATGAGGAACGAGCTGAACGAGTCGGCGAAGAGCCGTCGCTGTAATTCTCGCATCCTCTAAACCTGAGTGGGCCTTCGAACGAGGTAAACCCAGCTCCTCACACAGGCAAGAAAGTGAAGACACATCGCTCTGAAATAACCCTATAGTTTTCAAGAACTGGGAAATGGACCATACATCCAATCTATGGTAGTCGATTACATCGAACGCATCAGTATGGCCCGTGTGCCGGAGCAAAGCCCTGAGGAATTGAACGTCGAATCCTATGTTCCACCCAGTGAGCAAATAGTCCGTTCCAAACATATCAAAGAACTCTTCTACCGCCTGCCTTGCGTCTTTGCCAGTGCTCTTAATGTTGTCCAGCGATCGCCCATGAAGCGCCATTGATCGAGGATTCGTGCCGTTCCTTTCCTGTCGCTTAATAACAGCCGACCATGCTTTGACCTCTTCCAATGTGTGGCGGTCCAGCAATACTGCCCCGATTTCAATGGTCGAGTGAAGCACCGGATCGGTGCCTGTCGTCTCCAAGTCAAGGACTAGCAGGTCTTTTGGAAAAGGCGTCTTCAATGGTGAAGCCAAACCGCTAAATGCAGACATATGCAAATCACCAACCCACTTGCACTCATTTCGGCCCTCTACCCTTGCGTGACTCGTCTCGATTTCGCATTGCTTTATGTCACTTGTTGGCATGGTGGGTTAAGTTCTCCGATGGATACAGCGTCCAGTTGTTCGTTTTAGCAAGTTTCCGTTTTAGAATCTTTTCCGCTTGTCGAATTGAATTAGCTTGCGGCGTCCACTCTGGCCAGTCAAACTTCAGAGGATCGCCGCCTTGAAGTTCTACGATCTCGCTCTGGGCACCATTCAGGTCTTTACAGAGTTGCTCGATCAGGCTTAACAACTCTGCGTTTTCTGGCAAATCTTCTATATCCGACTGCGCGGACATTAACAATTCTTCACAATGCCCACATAGACCAACAGGACAATTCCGGATTTCTTGTAACTTGTTATAGATAGTTTCAGCCATCTCTCTCACTCCCCTTTCATCGCCGCATCCAGCGCTGCGGCTAAGCTAGTCGTCTTCTCGTTCGCGAAGCTGAGCAACGAACTCCCGCGTCATAGGACAGATATGACTTGCCATTGTCGCGTTTGTTCCTTCTTCACCGCAGCTATGACACGTCGCGGGATAATCGGGCGCGTCCAATTTATCAAACATCTCGTCAAAGGCCGATTTAATCATTCGCGCGACTTTAGGATCAGTTGCGTTGTTGTATTCAGTTTGATTTGTCATTACCCTTTACCTCTTCTGTTGTGTGCAATTTAGGTTGTCATCACGTGTAGAATCGTTACAGCATCCAGTGTTCGCAGCGATGTTCCTATCTCGCATAGAATAGCCGGCGCCTCTCCGTCAGCCCTGGCCACCTCTGCGACGATAGTTGCAATCCGCTCCGCTGCTCGTCTCGCTCTCGCTTTAATAGTGCTGGTGGTCATTGGTTCAACCTCCGTCCTAGGATTTCATTAATAACTACACTAATGCGGTCAAGCGCCATCGCTTGAGCAATCGCGGCTCTTGCTTTGGCCTCTTCAATGTCAACTTGGAATAGTTTGCCGCCGCTGGATGCCGTTGGTTCTAAGCATTTCTGTGCAGCTTGAATTTGCTCATCAATAGTCATTCACTCACTCCTTTCGTGCCGCTTCAAGTGCAGCGACCGTTCTTGTGTAAACTGGGCATTCGTTGTGATGGTGCTGAAATCCTGAAGCGACTCGATTACCCACCGCGCAGCAATTACAAGACGGCAATTCAATAAACGCCAGCGTGGAATTGAGGTTGTCAGTTGCGTCCAAGGGCCACTTTTGAGCGATGATAGCTTGCTGGATTCGCTTGCGTTCTACTATGGCCGCTTCATCGGTAGCGGTGGCGATGGCGACAGTAATATCTCGCAACGATACTTTCCATACTTCCGGGCCGTGTGCTCCACGTCCAAGGGATAAGGCCAAGTCCCGGGCAATCTCTTCGTTGGTGCGGGTGGTGGGTGAGGCGTCGGCCTGCGCGTCGGCCTTACCTTGTTCTATTGCTATCCGCCGGAGCGACGCGATGCCGTCATGCACTTCCGCTTCACGGGGAAGGCCACAAGTTGAATAACCCGCGCCATTAGAAACCATCTTCACGCAGATGTTGTCAGGGCCAGCAAGGGACTCGGTGAACCCGTGCCGCTCTGCCTCACGAGGAGCGAAGGTACACTCACAGCCGCATCCAGGAACACAGAATGTGCTATATTCGTCGGAGCCTCTTCTCCAGGGATCGCGCTCGGCGTGTCCACACTTCAAACACTTGCGCTCATCACCAGCACTGCGCTCAGAGGGGAGGACGGGTGACAAGCTATAGTTTGGATGGAGGCGCAAAGAACAGTCTGGGCCATGGAATTCAGGTTCGCGACACTCACAACATCCCTGCTTGCTGCCGGTTGGTATGGTCATTTTGATTCTGCCTTTCCAATACAACGCGAACACTAACTTCCCGCACAGCATTCTTTTTTTGAACATTGGAAACTCGACGTGGAGTGCTGGTTGGTTTACTGGTTGGGTCATAACTTCTCCGTCTGCGCGATCTTGCGATACCTCAAGTGCGCCGACTGAACGGCTGTTATCAATAGGACGCATCGTGCCATTTTCCATTTTCAATATTAGAATTGGCAAATAAAACAAAGAGGATTGCCGTGATACAGCATCCAGTCCTTGCCCCAGACGTATTCCGCTGCTGCTCTCACTGTCCCATTGAACTGTATCGCCTCTTCGCATTCGTGACAGGCAATGACGTGCTCGCTCAGGTGTACGATGGCATTGTTCAGTACCATGCAAGCGAAGGCGTTGACTGCGTCGGCGTTAAGGTTGCTGAGCATCGCGAGCGCATCGGGATCGGGCGCTTCGTAGTTGTCGGCAATCATGGACGCGAGGGCGGAGATCTCCTCCTCTTCCCGTTCACGAAGCCGGGCAACGTTATCGTCGTGGTCAATCATATCTTCTGTTCCTCGCAAAACGCTTCCCACGCCTTCTGGATAATGTCTGCAAACTCCCATATCAAATCTACCTGAATATCTTCACGAAGCGCATTGAATCTATCGCCGCTTATCTCAAGTAGCGTTTGCGCTGCGTCGTACGCTCGCGGGTCTACTGATGGTCGTTGTTTAGGCATTGTGTTTGGTTCCCTTTGGTTATCGTCGTGGAATTGGTTAAGCCCGTGGTCGATCATGTCAGATTATCCTTTCCGTGCATCGCGCCCCGCGCGCCAGGCTTGATTAGAATGGCGGTTCCACTAAACTCCGTGCCGCATTGCGGACAATAATCAGGAAACCCGATAGAAGGGAACTCCTCTTTGCACCGTCCGCACTCCATTGTCTGCACGTCGGCTTCGTGGAAGTTTTCTACCTTTATAACTTCGGTTGTGATGGCCGTATGAGCCATGATTCATCCCTCCTCAATCAACTTCGCGATGCGGATGGCGGCTTGCTTTGGAGTCTTGATTTTATAATCCATGAAAAGGTCGTTGCGAATGCCCGTTAACCCTAGAAGCTTCGTGGCCTCCGCTTGACAATCGCGCCTCAAAACCCTGCCGCTTGGTTTAATAAAATCAAAGTCCAGAAACCCGTTTTGGTCGGCAGACGCCTTCAGCCTCATCTTGTAGCCACACAAATCAAGCACATGCCCAATCATGCACAACGCTGCGCCGCAGTCGGTTTTAGCGGCAATCACTTTCATGTTAAAATGCTCAGGGTGCCGCATTCGCAGAAACCTCATCCTCAGCCGTTTCAATAGTGCAATATTTTTCGGGGTCATTTCGATTCTCCTGCGCGATGGTTTATTTCAGCGTCTAATTTTCTTTGTAAATTGTCAGCTTTCGCGCGTAGTCCGGCAATCTGATTTCGATAAAAGTCCATTGCTTGTTTGAGTGTAGGAAAGTAGCGATAGAATGCTGACTTCTTGGACTCGCGCGATGCGGTGGCTCCGCTCTTAATTAAGAGCGACGTTTCGGTTTCTTTCAAAACCCGAACTTGTTGAACGCCGAACGAATATTCAGAGTAGGAATCCACGCGATACCAAGTAGTCGTTTTGCCTTCCGCGAACTTTTCAGCATGTTGATGGCAATATTTTTCATCAGGCCCAAAACCCGACTTGCGAGCGCACTGCGCACTTCGGCCCCAGTTCCCCTCACTATGATAAACACTCTCAGCGCATCGCTCTTTTGTTGCCATCGCCCCTACCCCTTCTCTTTGATGTTTACGTTGTGGTGTTCTTAACAATGTCGCCTTCAATGAACATACCAATGACGTTTAGTTTTTCACCGGCAAGAATTGCTATAATCTGCCTGCGAACCCCATCTTCGGTTAAGGTTGAATAGCCGAATTGCCGTAAGTCCCGCGTCTTGCTCTTGATGTATTGTTCGGTATCCACGTCGCCTTCACGGCCTGTGTTTCGGTCTTGTATGCGTAAAGTGGCTGGTAGCATCATCGTCTCCCGTTCCCTTTGGTAGTGGGCCTACTTCTTTGGCTTATTCCAATCGGTTCGATGGCATCGCGGACACTGCACGGGAAGTTCGCCGGTCTTTTCAAACTTGCGTGAATGCCAGTCTGCTTCGCATTGATGACAGTGACAGAGTTTCTTTTTCATGCTGCCTTCACTTTCTTTTCCGTTGGAAGGTAAAGGCCCGAAGGATTGCGATCTGTCAGCATTCCGAGCATATCAATAGGCACAAGAGCCGAGAGCTGCTTTGTATCGTCCATTGCTGCAAAGATTTCCCCTGCGGGCCATCCTCGCGCCGGGGCACTAGAAAGCCGCGCCCATCCAATGTAGTCAAGCGGCTCAACCATCAATAGAAATTGTTTTGCGGCGTTTGATAGTTTGAATTTCGGGGTTAGCCTGATGCGAGCACTGTTACCCGCAACGGGTCGGCCCCAATCCCAGATTGAGCCATTACCATGAGGTATATGGCCCCACTCCGCGACGGTTCCGACAAAGATGCCCTTCATTTCTGGAATATACGACCATAGTGTTGCGTCGATAATTAGCGCGGTCGAGTCATAGCAATCATCACCCACCACAACCCACGAATGTTGACTACCAACGCCGGGGCAAAAACCACGCGCAACGCGAGTGCCAATTCTAGCGTTAACGAGAGCGATGCTCGCACTGTGACAGTCTTTTGCCCATCGCTTGAGCGGGGTGAGCGCCTTCACTGCGGATGCTTTTAACTTTGAAGATTCCATGCGGGAAGATTAAGCTAATAATAATAATAAGTCAACCACCCATTTCGTATAGACAAAGAAATACCCAAAGGAGTTACTTGTTGGATTTGCGTGGTTGCCTTACCCGTAATGGCGGCACTGCTGGCTTGTCAGGATGGCAGAGGCAGTTACAATAGGCATGGTCGCCACCAACTAAAGAGTTAATGACGCATCCTAAACTATGAGACGGCTTACCATCGTCTAGAATGATGTGTGAGACTCGTCGCCTTTGTGAATTTTCATGTTTCGCTGTCATGGGTGATGGCCTTACCTTTTAAACCTCATACCCGTCTTCGTCACTTTGGTACATCCGGGCTTCGATAAATGGAATCAGGCGTTCGGTCATAATCCGCGCAGCGGCTTGAGTAGAGTCTGCTTCAAATGCGATGTGGTGACCTGAGCCGCCGTCTTGAATACGTTCGGCCTCGTGCCACATTGATTCCCATGAATCGTCTAAGTTGAATCCGAAGTATCGCTTCATCTCGTCCCTCGCAATCTCCTAATCACCCTTCTCACCCATCCCGGCTTACTCTCGGCAATCAACGCATACTTCGTCGGCCCGGTACGGGTAAGGATCTCATCGACGTTCAGCCGTTGGCCGTTTGCGACGGGACTTATCTCATGGTCGCCCCGTACTCTGCGTTGCTCAATTTCCGCATAGGCTAGTTCCCGGCGGTCGGGCCGGCTCACAGGAGTAACTTTTAAGTTGGTTTGAGGGTTCATGGCGACACATTCCTTACTTGGATCGGGTAACTTAGAAAGTCATTCCGCACGCAGTCTTTGCAGAATCCCCGCGTGCCATGTCCGCCGCACGTATCAAACTGAAGAAGCGCTTCTAATACGCCCATCGTTGCGTGATACGTTGCTCGTTCGGCATCGGTCATATTACCCGTGCCAAGCGCGGCCTTGTCTCTATGTTCTTCTGGTGTCATGGCAATCCTCCTCCATTCCCTCTCACATAGCCCTATTTGCCTCTCACGTTCGCTGTACGCCCTCCAATGGCCCCGAAGCACCTTCCCGCCGGGCAGGATTGGATAGAGGGCGGCTAATCGCCTGATTCGTCGTTATTGTCTTCCCATTCAATCTCAGGCCATATCTGCCGTCGATCTTCGCCATGCGTCGAGCAGTATCCCAGCAAGTCCCTTTTGCGTTTGACTACTTCGCTAACACAGCCACAGCGATAGTCTTCAAAGTAACCGACGATGCGCGGTTGGGCCTTATTCGTCATAATAGCCCTCAGATTTCAGTCGTTTGTAGCGGGCGCGATCTTCTCTTCTGTTGGCGAAGATTTCTTGTTTCAACTTATCGAAAGCGGCTAATGCTTGGCGTTTAGTTTTGCAAATGGCTAGTACTCCCGGCGCTGCGCCGTATCCGTCTTTAGCAGGCGCATAGGCAAGCTCCCACGGCCAGTGGTCGCTAGTCCTCACCGTGCCGCTTGAGCCTGTGGGTTGAATATGAAATGTACCTGGATAGTTTCTAATTCGTCTAATTTCAACGTCCATGTGAACTCCTTTTTTAATACAACCACCACACTAACGCCCACACCACTACAAACAGTAGACAGGCGAGGGCGGCGTAGAGCATGGAGGGGTCACGGTTGATCATGGTAGCGTCTCCTCAAAAGTGCCGTGCTGTTCGCCTGTCAGCCAAATTTCCTTCCGGTTCTCACATGTCAGCATTCTGATTCGGAGCCTGATATTGTTGCCGTCTCCGATTTGGTTCATCAGCCATCCGAGACAATGAGATTCGTGATCTTCGTGGCAAGCCATAACGTGCGTTTCTGGCGTCCCTAAGAATGACAAGTCGCCGGGTTCGGCAATCGTAGACTTGAGTGCTCGGTGTTTCAGTTCACAATATCCGTTCGGAATATCGCGCGGGTTGATATCTTTACGCCACGGGCATTTTGCGCATTGCTTAGTTCGCTTAAGCTTCCAAGTCATCTCTCGCCCCTTTCCTTCGCCAGTGCGGCACGTAATGAACGCTCACCGAAGTGTTGGTGATACTTTAAGCCAATACGTTCCGTTTCCCGCTTGCTGACATCCCATGATCCTACGACCACCTGTGCGGCCTCTATCACTTCCCCCTGCGCTGCGATGGTGGCAGCGGCAGCGCCGCAACCTACGTCATAGCCTGAGTGGAAAAAGTGTCGCCGTGGAGACAAAATGTGACGGTCGCTTGCCGACATGCTATCCCATGCCGTTAACGTCTCTTGGAATGCGACCTCTTCCGCTTCTCGCTCAAAATCGTTCATACAACTAACTCCATTTCCGGCATTCCCATTCCCAGCCTAGATTTTAGGGACGCAATTCCTTCGTCAAGTGAAGCGCAGGGGATCGATATCTGTCCGTCGGCGCACCAGATTTTCATTGTGACGTTTGGATAGTCAACGTTGTACTGATAAGTCGTGACTTCCAACTCAAATGACACATGGCGACCTGGAAACTCATCCCGCAGCCGTTCAAAGATTTGTAGTGGAGTCATGACGGTCATTGGTTGGCCCTCCGCTTCGCTCGGCGCCGTTCCCGCCTCGCCTCAGCCTCCGCAAGTATCTTCGTTATTCGTTCTGGTTCACTTGGTTGGTTAATCGCCAAATAGTCAGCTGAACCGCCTTGCGTGGCCCGTTGATAAATCAGTATCACTGCCGCAGCATTGGCATCGTATCGTGCGTGTTTCTTCTTGCGTGTCATTTTGCGAATCATAAGTTACTCACTTTCTTCGATCCCAATTTCATCCAACGCCTCGGCCAAGTGCTCATCAGAATCAATGATTACGACGGCACCGAGCGCTTCCATTTCGTGAATGATTTCAATGATGCTCATGGCTGTTTTTTCCTTCCGCCAGCTTCTCAATTTCGTATCCTTCGATCCGGCACTTGATGCCCGATTCCACGAACCGACCAAATATCGCTTGGCCGCTGGTATACGGAACGCATCCGAAACCGTTCTCGCATAGAAAGGTTCGATCCGCTTCAGACGATCCAACATTATACAAACCGTCTTTAACTACGATCCGCTTGCCGGTAACATCTATCTTTAATTTGTTGCCCATCAGTCATCCTCCTCATCAAGTTCATCACCGTACTCATTGACAATTTCTTTAGCGAGAGCGATCATCCCTCCACGATATTTAGTTTCGCTCTGGCTCAAGTCTGTATCGCTTGTAAATCGCGATATGTGTTTTCGAATCTGCAATAGCTCATGTTGCCCATTAGCCTTCGTCCTCCTCATCGTCAAGGTCGTCAAAGTCAGTGCCGCCGCATTTAGGGTAATGTCCCGCATTGGTTGCATCAGGATCGCCAATCCACCCGCAAGGCACTCATCGTTTCAGTCCATGCGTTGCAAATGTCCGGCGTAACCAGCACATTCCACTCTTCTGGGCGTGTATCACGAGCATTACGTAGCGCGGTCATCATGCGTTTAGCCGCCGCAACCAAATCGCCATGGGCCGCTACGAGTGAATCGTGGGCATTGACCGCCTTAAAAATCTCTTGTGCTCGCTCAGGCGTATCGCAGAAGGCGATTGCATGAACCGTGTGCCCAGTCGTTGCGTCGCACTGCTCAACCACGTGGTTGCGTACTTGGTAATGAGTTTCCATTTTCATTCTCCTTTTGAACTAACGCCGGCCGTGTCAGTGACGCCGATAGCATTAGCAAATTCAATGTGTGAGTTGACAACTTTCTCTATGCGCCACGGTGTCTCTGTATGTTTTGTCATCGGGTTTGTCCTTTTTCTTGGTCACTGTCCTGTAGTTTCTCAAAAGAAGTCATTGCCGTTTTCTCCCTTTTCAAAGTAAGTAAAAGCATCGAACTCGCTCATACTAATCCTCATTGTTTCACTTGTCAAGCATTGTTTCACTTGCCAAGCAGTTATTTTCATGCTAGGATCAGGGTCAATGGAAATGGGTGAATTGATTACGATTAATGAAGCGGCGAAGCTGAAAGGGGTTTCACGACAGGCTATTCATGCGGCAATCGCCTCGGGAAAGATTACGGTAGTCGAGCGCAGGCAGTCTACCGTGCGCAAGTATATTGCTCCGGCAGTGTTAGCGGCCTTTCATCCTAATCCTAAGATGAAACGAGCGGGACGGTCCGTGAAAGCGAAAAGGAGAATTGAATAATGAGCGCAGGGCCAATATCTCTTGAAAACGTGAGCGCCAACCGCGTGGCATGATTCGCAAAGATTACCGTGCCCATATTCTGCTAGATGGCAAGTCGAAGTATTTGACGCGCCGCACGCGCAACCAAAGATAGCGCGATATTAGACGCTCGCTCGGCCTAAGAAGCGTCCTTTGATGGAGAGGAAGGGTTGAACCGACGGGTGGATGAATACTCATTACGCAATACACAGCAATGGAGGGGCAAGGGTCGCCGGGACGGAGTGTCATGTGTCCTGTAACTCTTTCTGTGACAAGGATTCAAGGATTGAGCAGTCGAAGGTGTTTCACTCGTCGTTAGTGCAATCCTCAGTAACAGAAGGATCGGTTGTGGTGGGTAGTCAGCTTAGTCGATGTCTGGTGATAGCGAGTATCATAGACGGGGCGATAGTCGATGGCCCAACGCTTAGAGATGTAGTGATTGAGAACTGCGAGCTATATGGAGCGTGGAAGCTTGAGAATGCGTTTGTATCACATGGGATATGGCACCGAGCACCGTGCTCGTTAATTATCAGTGGCGAGTCGGCAATAGAAGGCTATGAGGTTTACGCGACGTTGACCGAATCGACCGATGGGTATGCTTTAATTGGAAGCAAGAGGAAGCCAATTAGCCAATGGATTAGAGTCGGAGAGCATATGGGAAAGCGATTAGGGTGGAAGCCTGAACAGGTAAGACAGGGGATTGACTTCTTTGTAATGTTACGGGATTGCCCTCTACAGGTTTAACTTGCATGGCCTCCTACACGTCTGTTATTGTTTCTACATGCCAAAGATTCTACCTGAAAACGAAAAGCGAGTTCCCTTGAATTGTCTGATTGCTCCGGCGACGCGGGAGGCTATCGAGCGAATACGAGGTGAACTTTCTCAGGGTGAAATAGTGGACGCGGGGATTGCTGCGTTGAATACTCCGCTAATTGAAATCTCGCAGAAGCTTTCGCGCGTAGCGAGAGTTGCTGTACAGACCAAAGCGCGTCCGTTCAAAGAGCCACTACTCAAACCTAGTCAGAGAAAGTAGAGTGGAGCTATGGAGTTACCGGATTGGTTTGCAGAAGAAATCCATGCTATGACGGATTCTCAGATTGCGTGGTATGTGGAAAGATTACTTTTCGATGCCGTTGTGGCAACGATTTAAAGTACGAGTTGGGCTATTAAGCTTCCGAGGTCGCAATTCGACCTCATGCTGAACGGCAACGACACAGTAAGGCTACTCTCTGCTGAACGCTGAAAACTATGCTTTGCGGAACCTGTTACGGCAGAAGGATATGGTGTCGAACCTGCAAGACACGGCATTGTTCCTGGGTTAACTGTCCGAAAAGGAAGAAAATGCTAGACGGAACCAAAATAATGAGACGGCACAAATTTCAATCGAGATTATCAACGATGATCCGAGCGGCACTCAAGGGCTAAAGGTGTACCATCGCAAGAATAGTGATACGTCAAGATCGCTGTGCGAGGTGTTTCAATGGCTACCATAACCCCGTGCCAACTGGCCGTGACTATCGCTTACCGCTACTTTCAAATACCTTTTGACGGCGATCCTGACACCTTGGCGCAGATCGCGGATGACGTAATACGAGCATGTGCAGAGCCAGCGGACTATTGCGGACTGGCTGGAGATTGCGATCAATGCTTGAATCCTCGCCACTGCATATGCGAACACCATTGTCCTGACACTTGCAAGGCGAAGCGCGACAAGTGCGAGCCTCCGTGTGTATGTCTTCTATGTGATTTGGTTTGCGAAAGGTAAGAACGACGATGGCTACCGATAACGATATACCGTGCTCAGTCTGCGGACGCGACCTGTTTGATTCTTCTCATTTCTTCCCAACGAAAGCCTTGACGGGCAACTATAAATTCTGCTAGCACTCAAGGAAGTAAATCTTTCTTCTCTTAAATCCCAAACTCAGCGTATAGTGTCGAGGCATGGCTACCCTAAATCTCGACAACTATTTGCCAAGCATATTCCGCAAACGTCCCGTCCCTCTTTCTGGCGATATCCCGATTGACGATCCGTCTAATGTCTTAGCGCCCATGCGAGGGGATGCGCCGGCTAGTGTGAACACTACCGATGCAGGAACAAACCTTGCGGCACCTGTTGACCTAGGCACTGCCGACACGGGAACGACGCGACCTCGACGAGTTGAGACTGACGACAAAGGCCGTCCCATAGCCAATACGACGATGACCGGCGATGCTCAGGCCATCGATCTGAATCAACGTGTTCACGCTTACCATCCGCAAGCCTCACAAGGTTGGTGGGACAAGTGGGGTAAGGAGATGGTCACTGGAGCGGTCAAGGGACTACGCTATGGGCCGGGAGGAGCATTAGGCGGGGCGATAGCTGGGGGAGTGCGAGGGGCGACTAATCCTGAGTTGGCAGATGAGCAGTGGAAGGACGAGCAGATCGCATCGTCTGATGCCGATGTTAAGAGGATTGCTACTGGGCAACAACTCAAGACGAAGATGGCCCAAGAGGCGGCGGCGACCGATCTAGTTAAGGCCCGAACCGACGCACTGAAACACCCCGTACCTAAACCGGGCCATCCAATTCTAACAGACCAAGGCTGGGCACTCCTCGACCCTGTAAGCGGAGTGATGAAGCCGGTAGTCGATCCTAAAACCGGACAGCAAGCCAAGGGAAAGCCATCTAACGCTAAGGAAGAATGGGTGCATGATCCTCAAGGTATCGCCCACAAGTATGAGAACGGTAAAGACACCGGCCAACTCGATTCGGGGCGTAACCTGAAAGTCGTACCGGGTTATGGATTGGTTCAGCCGGGGCAGGCGATGAATGCTGACGCTCTTGCCGTTCAACGTGAAGAAGCCCGAACCGAAAAGGCCGGTCAAGCGAATCTGACTAACGCTCAGTTGGATGCAAATATTAAGTCTGCTCAGGATGAACAGGGCCGGTTAGGGGCTGCTCCTCCAATGACGGTCGATAAGGTTGACGCACTTGGTAATACGGTCAAAGAACGTAACCCATTTTATGAAGACTGGTCACATCGTTATAACGAGTTGGAAGATCAGAAGCGAAGATGGGCGGCAGAGAAGAAGGCCGCACCGACTCTTAAATCTAACGTCTCGCCAACTCCGTCTACGCATCAATTAGTAAAATCTGAATGGCTTAAGTCTCATCCTGAAAGTGATTGGCCCAAAGCGGTAAGGACAGCCAAGACCGCAGGCTACACAATTGTTGAATGAGCACTCAAGAGCAGGATATTCGTCCGTCTCTAACTCCGCCGCCGTCTGTAGCGGATGGCGATATTCTTTCTGGCGGGTTAATGTCAAAAATACCCGACATCCTCTCCGGTGGTTTGACACCAAAGCAATCAGACGCATCGACGGCATGGAACCTCGATCAGTCTGCTTCAAAGGTGAAAGACTGGTATCGCCAGCAATTTAATGAAGACCTGCCTATTCATGTTTATGGTCTTGATGCGGGCCATAAAGCGATGGGATTTAAATATCACGATGCTGTGGACGTAGGACTAGCACCAAGTAGTCCGCGTGGTCGGGCACTCAAAAGTTATCTACAGTCTGAGGGAATGCCGTTTAGTGCGTGGGATGGCCCGGCTAAGAACAAGGCCGGTCAAGTAATTTCAACTGGGACGCATTTTCATATTGGGCCACCTGGATCGCGAACGCGCACAGGGCCGATAGCTCAACCTGATTCAATTCTTAGTGGTGGATTGGTTGCTAAACAAGCATCTGCCGTACTGTCTGAGCCTGACGTTCTACCTGCTCCGGCGAATCAAGGCGGAACCATTAGACCGCGCACCGTTACGCAACAGCCTAAGTCTTACGATACTCCGTTGTCATCACAAGAAGAGGCGGCATTCCAGCAATGGAAACAGCAATACGCGCCAAACGATACAGGTGAAGACTACGATCTTCGCGGCGCATTCAAAGCGGGCTTGACGCCTGATCCCAAAACGAGCCACTGGCCTGATACTTTTAAGAAGCCAAACCATCCGACGTTTAGCAATGAAAGTCAGTATGCGACCGGGCCCGATGCTGCGAAGGCAGGACGATGGGAAGGCGACAAGTTTGTTCCGCCGCTTGCAACCGCTCAACCAAATGACATGGAATTCGGCGGCATGTCACCCGCCGAGAAGATGGCTTACACTCGGGCTCAAAACACTCCCAACGCAATAGACAACTTTTCTCGCATTGCAATGGCCTCGATGGCCGCACAGAGACAGCAAGCGGCGCGTAGGGCGGCACTACAACAGAAGGTTGCCCAAGCACGGACGGCGATGGCAAAAACTAACCCTTTAGGTAATGTTACTGCCGGCGCGAAAGGTGAAAGCACGCTTGTGCCTGGAATGGGCGGCCCTCCGGTTCTGCAAACTCCGCATGTGGTGGCGAGGCAGGCAGCGCAGTCACGGCAGACTAAAGCCGAGCAGCAGTTCAATCAGATTATCAGTGAAGAGCAGAACCGTACGGTACTACCAGGCGATCCATCGCTTGAAGAGAGGATCGCGACCAGGACAGGTCAGCGCGTGCTGACTGTGCGCGATCAGGTACGCCGTCAACTCAAAAATGAAGGTACACTTGGGAGAATCGAAACGTGGATGGCCGATCCGTTTGGCCCGTTTACCAAGTCTCGCGAACAGATGACGGAAGAGGATATCAACCGCCGAGTTGACGCTATTGCTCAAGCGGGTACGCCTGAAATGCTGGCTGAGCGTAAGGATTGGGGCACACAGCCTGCCGGACTTAGGGCCGTTTTACAACCGGCAGCACGCGCAGGAGCGGGCCTCATCAGGACAATAGCAGGATTGAGTGCTTTTGGTGGATTAGCACCGAATGAGGGCAGTGATTATTTGAACGAGCGCGCGCAATTTCTTGAGCAAGGTACGATTAACAGCCCATTGACACCTGAAGGCAAGGAAATCGTTCGCGGACTGCCTGAAAAGGGTGTAGCTGCGGCCTTGGATCTGGGTTTCACCGTTACAGAGATTATTGCCCTCAAAAAAGCGACAGGGTTGCCACTCGGACAACTGTTAGCTGCCGAAACCGTACTGAAGACAAACAATCTACCAGCGAGCGAGCGAGCACCCAAGGTAGCGTTAGCGTATTTGAATGGCAAAGTCTTAGATACCGAACTATCCCGTCCCGCAAGTGCCGCAATCTTTGGTGGCCCGACTGCGATACAAAGCGGACTATCTGTTGCTCAAGGTCACATGACGGTTGCGGATGCTCTGCTACAAACCGGAGTCCAGGCCGGAGCGGGCGCGATTCTCGGTGGTGGCGGTGCTCGTGAACTATCTCGCGGCGCTTTGGAGTATACGGTTAAGAGTCCGCTAACTCCTGAGCCCGTCCGAGACGTAGTTGCGAACGTAATGGACTATGGCAAGGGATTAGTGAAGTCTGAGGATGGCCGGAATCTTTCCCTGTACGTTGATAAGGACACGGGAAGAGTCTTTGGCAATGAACTCACCCCAGATCAGGCTAAGAATTACGATCCAAGTATCGTTACCGGCGAGAAGCGACCAGTTAGAAATACCAACACAGTTTCAGGGACTGAATACGATCAGTTAGCACGAGCGTTGAATATCGAGACGAAGACGCCAGCGAAACAGATTGAGGGGCCGCAAGTTGAAACGGCGGTTGAAAAGAATGTAACGCCATTAGCACAGAGAGGTAGAGATGAAGCACAAATTAACCGCGCGACAGATCAAGAAGATGCGTCCGCTGGTAGTGGAGCGCCGAGAAACGCGGCAGGCATACAAGAACCTAACGCGAATCAACCAAATGTGCTACGAGCGAGAAGTGGACAGGGAGATGTTGAGCCAACTGTTTGGGTTGCCCCAGAAGCTGTCGCTAGTGCAGCGGATATATCCGAACCCGTTCGGCATGTAGACCTTCAACCCCGAACCCCAGAAGGCCAGTTCGACGAAGAAACTCCCGCACAGGCCGAAGCGCGAAGACAACAAGTAGCGTCTAGTGCCGTCCCTCAGCCTGATCTAAGCACTCAGGCTTCCCAGTCCGGGGCTTCTATTCCTTTTATGGTAACTCGCTCTATGCGAGCA